TGCGGCGAGGTCGTCTGCGACGACTGCGACGAACTCGCTCCCTGGGGCGCGCACGATCCCTTCGAGCACACTGCCGCCGGTTCGGATCGCGACGCCGATGCGTGAGCGCAGTGATATCAAGCGAGCCTCCCCTGGCGTCCAGGAGCAGCAGGGGGAGGCGTGGATGCAGCAGGGGGAGGGGCACTGATATCATGCTGTGTGTGCGATGTGACTGCGGGCTGGTTGACGGAGCACCGGCTGGTGGACGGACGGGTGATGCGCTCGGTGGTGATGCCCTGGCGCGTCCGCATCCAGCGGGAGCTGTGGCTGGCGTCCGAGGTGGAGATGCCGCTGCGCATCACGCGGTGGATCGCGATTGGCTGACCCCCAGCCACGCTGGTCCTCAGCCGGTGCGCGTGCGCAAGCGGCTGGAGGAATGATGGCCGACATCTCCCTCGATCACGCGCTCGTCGTGATCGGCATCCTCGTGCGCCGGCTCGGGGGCAGCGTCACCCTCACCGCTGACGAGTCCGACACGATGGACGGGCTCCTCCTGCGGCGCATCCACAACCAGGACGACACCGTCACCTTCTCCCTCGTCCAGCCCCTCGCGCCCGCTCCCGACACCTGCTTCACGCTCCCAGATGGCGACTGCATCGGCGGTCCCTGCGTCCACTGGCCGGACTCCGCACCCGTCCTCCCACTCGCCTACGCCGCGCTCACCCGCTCCACGATCGAGGCGGCGCCCGATGCCTCCGCCTAGCGCACTCAACGGCGCGATCCGGGCCGCCGTCCTCGCCATTCGAGCGAGTGGTGCCCCCGCCTTCACCAGCGATCGCTCCACGGCCGAGATTCACCCACGCTGGCTCGCGACGCCCCGACGACGCTACCAGTTGTGGGCCATGCTGGAGCGCCTGGAGGAGTTGGAGCGCGATGCCCGCTGATCCCACGCTGCGCCCCCGGCTGCCCGAACGCGCGCTGATCGTCGGCGCGATTCTCTATCGTAAACGCATGGACGTCGGCTGGACCCGACGCTACGCCGCCCCGCGCCTCGGCCTCTCCGAATCCGAACTCCTCGCGTTCGAGAAAGGGCACCCCATTCTGGAGGGGCAGTTTCGCCGCATCATGCGAATCTACAATCGGACACTCTATAAAGTTACTCGGTGGCTCCGCTGATGCGCCCGATCTTCGTCAGAGCCTCCTCCCCCTCCCTGGCCGCTCTCGGCGAGTCCCGCTGCCTGCGCTGCGAGGGCGACGGGTGCGACCACGTCCTCGCACGCGCCGCGCGCTCCCTCCTCGAAACCTGCTCGAATCAGCCATGAGAGCGCCCATCTTCTCGGGCCAGCCCGCGACCTGGGACCTGGCGCTCGGTCCCCCGCCTGACGCCCCCTATCGCATCACCGAAGCGCTCGAACCGGTCGACTACCGCATCCTCCACCTCCGCTTCGCCGGCCACGCCGACACGGCCATCGCCGACGACATCGGGCGCTCCCTCGATGAAGTCCGCGATCGCATCGCCCGCCCCGCCTTCCTCGCCACCCAGGCCGAGGTCGAGAAGGGCGTCCTCGCGACCATCATCAAGCAGGGCGAGTACGAGCCGACGACGATCGCGAAGGCCGCCGCCCCGGCCGCCATGCGCCGCATCATCGCCCAGTCCGAACGCGAGCGCGACCCCAGGACGCGACTCGCAGCGAACAAGACAGTTCTCCAATATGCAGGTACAGAACCACCTAAACGGCTAGAAATAACTACACCTGATAGGGTGATCGAGCAGATGACGCCGGCCGAGTTGGAGGACCTGGCCGAACGCCGCGTCTGGCCCGCGCGCTTCCGCGAAGTCCTGCGCGCCTTCCTCCCCGCCCCCGTCCCGCGCCTGCCCGCCGCGCAGACGACGGTCGACGTCACCCCCCGCGACGACGCCGGCCCGCCCCCCGCCTCGGTCGACCTTTCCGCCTTCGCCCGCGAACTCGGCCTTGACGCCTCGCCTGCGCGTAGCTCGGCTCGGGATGGCGGTAAGTAGCGAGTTGACAAGTCTGCTACGCGCCACTACAACCCGTGCTGCCATCACCGGCCCCACCGCTCGGCGCCGGGGCGTCACTCGGGCAATCAGTCGGAGCTAGTCCCTTCATTGGTTCGCTCTCGGGTGGCGTCCCGGCACCCACCCTGCCGAGGCACGCCGCGCCACCTTCGGTGCCGCGCCTCGGCGACCGCGTGTAAACGCGAAACCCCCGTTGACCTGGCACCCGCTGACGCGCTAGGCCATCGAGCGTGCAAACGCGGTGCTCCCCTGCGCGAGGCTCGGGTCGCTGAATGACGTCTCGCGTGCAGCCGGCGATCGCTACCCCCGACGACGGCGAGCCCTTCCACTTGGACTTGCCCGGCACCGAGGAGATGGCGCTCCGCGCACGCGCTCGGCTCCGCGCCGTCCAGAAGTCCTCCAGCGACCGCTACCGCACCGATCCCTACGCCTTCCTCGTCGAGTGCGTCTGGACGCTCGACCAGGCATCCCAGCAAGTGCGCCGCTTCCCCGACTTCGACGACGGCGCCTGCGCCTGCGGGCACGGCTGCCGCAACTTCATCCAGCACCTCTGCGTCACCTGGCTCCGCGAGAAGCGGCTCCTCGTTCCCAAGTCACGTAGAGTGTTAGTAAGCTGGACAATGGTCGGCCTCCACTGCTGGCTCGCGCGCTTCTTCCCCGGCTCCACGATCGCCTTCGTCTCCCGCAAGCAGGGACTCAACGACAGCGAGGGCGCCGCCGAGTTAGTCAGACGAATTAAATTCATAGAAGAACACCTCCCCGTCGAGATAGAGCCACTCCCCTTCCAGTACAACTTCGCGCGCCTCAAGTACCCGACGATCGGCAGCGAGATTATCGGCGTCGCGCAGGGCGCCGATCAGTTGCGTCAATACACCCTCACAGCGATCTTCGCCGACGAGATGGCTTACTGGGAGTTGGCGCATGACACCTATTCAGCGAGCATTCCAACGCTCGAAGGTGGTGGCCGCTTCACGGGCGTCTCGTCGGCCAACCCTGGCTTCTTCAAGCAAGCGGTCTTCGACTGCCTGTAAGTTAGCTAACAATGCTAACTCACAATGACCGTTCTCATGCAGGACCTCCCGTCACGCTGCATGAGCGCGAGGAGGGGGGCTCCGTCGCACATGCCGGGGATGGTCCCCGGCCAGCCTGTCCCACCGATCGTCCGTGTCGCCAGCCAGGCTGCGGGGGTGCGAGGAGCCCCTCTTTTCAATGAGGTAACCAAATGGACTACTTAAACTACTTACTCTCTATGCTCCCTGGGGGCTCGGCGCTCGGCGGCGGCGGCCTCGGCCTCGGCGGCGGGCTCTCGGGCGCCATGCTCCCCGGCCTCGCCCGCTTCGGCGCCGGCCTCGGCACGGGCGTCCTCTCGGGGCTCTCCGGGCTCTCCGGCGGCGCTCCCGTGATGGGCGGTGGCGGTCTCTACGGCGGTGGAGGCGCTCCCGCCCCGTCGGGCGGCATGGGTATGGGCATGGGCGCCGCACCCTCTGCCTACCCGGGTGGCTCGACGCTGCTGATGCCCGGCGGCACGCCCGAGACGGCGCAACCTGCCACACCCGGCACCTACCCCGGCGGCAGCCAGATGCTCTACCCTGGCGGCACCCCCGCGACCTCGGTCCCGGTCGGTGGCCAGCCCGCCGCGCCCTCCCTCGGCCAAGCCGGCGCGACGACGTTCCCGACCGCCTCCGGGGGTGACAGTGGCACTGCCCGGCGCGGCGCCTCCCAGATGGACGCGATGCGGAGCGCCATGATGCAGTGGCTCGCGGCGCACGCGGGCATCGGCGAAGACGCCGTCCAGGCGACCGTCCGCGCCCTCCAGCAAGCCGCTGCCCAGCGCGCCGCCCTCTTCGCCGGCCAGTGACACGACACATGGGGAGCCGGTCGACTGGCGTCGCGGTGAGGTGATGTCGTGCCGGCATGCCACGCGGAGGTGGGGGCGCGTCGGCCAGTGACCGCGCACGTCATCCTCTCGGCCCTCTGGCAGCGCGCCGTCATCCTGACGCTCGCGCTCGCCCGCTTGGACGCCATCCACGCGCGCGGCGTGGCCCCCCTCGACCATCACGATAAAGCATGCTACCCTTCCGGCGCAAGAACGCTACCATCGCCATTTATTAGCAACCACGAAAGGAGCACACGTATGGCGGCCACGATCACGGCAACCGGCACCTGGACGCCGCTCAACTTGGACTTCACGCGCATGAGCAAAACTTCGGCGAACGTCCCGCACGCCGACAAGATGCAGCTCGACGCGCTCAAGTCTGCCGACCTGGCCGAACTCGTCCAGTTCGTCCAGGCGATGGCCGACGGCTACGGCATCGGCTTCAACCCGGCCAAAGCCCTCTTCTTCGCCTGCGTCCAAGCCTTCATGAATCGCGAGACGCCCGCCGTCTCCCGCTCGTTCGCAGCCTAGCCTTCCCCACGGCTAGCTCTCTAGGGAGGTAGTGTCATGGAGAGGAACATCGACCAACTCCCTCTCGCCCAGCGCATCCCGGCCCTCGTCGAGGCCGTCACCGCCGCCCGCCAGCGCAAGGAAGCCGGCGCGTCGGAGGAGGCCGACTGGATGGATCAGCTCGCGAAGGCCGAAGCCGAGGTGACCGGCAAGGCGGCCGGCTCCGAAGGCGTCGAACTCTCTGGCTTGATCCCCGACAACCCCTACGCGCCGAAGCCGTCCGACGACCAGGACGCGGCGACATGATGGACGACGATGGCCGCCAACTGTCCCTCCGACTTCCAGACCGTTTCCTTCCCCCCACGCATCAGGGTCCTGGTCATCAGGGTCCTCTGCTAGCGCTGGAGCATCCCGATGGCAGTCTCGAACGCGCCAGCCAACTTCCAGGGCGACCTGATCGACCCACTGACGGGGAACCAGGTCTACCGGGTGCCGGCGTGGTGGGAGTCTCGCGTCTCCCCGTCCCCGGCGACGCCACGCCCCTCGACCGCTCCCGCGCCAGCCTCGCCCTCGGACCCGACGCCGCCGTCGATGATCGGTGGCTGGGACCCGGTCTATGGATTCCTCATGCGCCCGGTGACCTAGCGTGTAAACGACCCGAGCCCGAGGACGACGATCCGCTCGCCGATCCCGAGCCCGACCCGCCCGAGGACGACATCGACGACGACTACGAAAAGAAGGAGTAACGACGATGGCCGCAGTCATCACCGCGACAGGCACCTGGACGACCCCCGACGTGAAAGCGCAGGACGTCGGCGGCTCTGGCGTCACCTTCCGCAACGCGGGGGGCGACGACTTCGACAGCCGCGCCTCGATCCAGCGCGGCAAGAACCTCTTCGACGAAGTCCAGCAGTTCGTTGCCCTGGTCGCCGCCGCGCAGGGCTACTCTGGCACCGCCGCGATCGATCAAATCCTCGCCTGCCTGCACGACATGCGCCGCCAGCCGAACATGGGCGAGCGCGTCTTCTCTCAGTAAACCTGCTAGCTAGTTAATTATCACTCAGAAGGAGGGTCCCATGGCGATCGTCTCGGTCATCCTCCTGCTCCTCGCCTTCCTCTGCTTCGTCCTCGCCGCCGCGCAGGCGCCGATCCCGCGCCTGAATCTCGTCGCGGCCGGGCTCGCACTCTGGGTCCTGACCGCTCTCCTGCCGCACCTCCACGCCGCGCCCTGACGTGCGCGCCCTATGCCTATTCATCTGCATATCAATAGGTATAGTTGGTAGCGCTGCGATGGTCTCCGCCCGCACGATCGTCGGCACGCTGGGCGACGCGCAGGAGCGCGTTGGGCTCCGCCCCGCGCGCGCCTTCACCACCTTCGCTGGTCACGTCGCCACCCTGCTGACCGCGCCGTCGCTCCGCTCGACGACCAGCGCCGCCCTCGCTGGCACCGCTGCCATCGACTCCAGCGAGTCGACCCTCGGCCCGATCTTCTTGGACCACGCCGAGACCCTCGGCCGGGGCGTCACCAACCTGAACGTCATCTCGCAACGGAGCTTCGCCCAAGGCTCGCTCCTGGGTGCCCCGTTCAGCGGCCTCGGCCTCACCGCGCCCCCCGTCGTCACCCGGCGCACCCCGACGGCCCATCCCGCCAGTCCCGCCCTGCTGGGTGTCCGCCTGCATTACACCCTCGACCTCCACGTCTGGGCAGTCGCCCTCGCCGTCAGCTACGGCATCACGGACGCCCTGGACGTCTCGCTCGTCCTGCCCGTCGTCGCCGACCGCCTCGATCTCGCGACGACCGCGCGCGTCGTCGCCGCCACCGGCCCGACCGGCGGTGCGTTTACCCGCGTTGCCGATGCGCCCACCCTCGGCGGCACCCTTGAGCCCGTCCAGTCGACCGGCATCGGCGATCTCGTCCTGCGCGGCAAGGTGCGCCTCTCCGTCCCCGCGCCCTGGCACGCCGCCGCCACGCTCGAACTCCAGTTTCCGACTGGCGATCTGATGCAGCTTCATGGCACGGGCGACACCTGGATCACCCCTGGCCTCGACGTCGCCTATCCCTTCGCCGTCGGGAGCCGCCGCGCCGAACTCGACGCCAGCGCCGGGCTCAACTTCGACATCCCGCACTCCCTTCGTAGCCAAGCCCTCTACGGCCTCTCCGCGTCGATGGTGCTCTGGCCGAAGCGGCTCGGCGCGATCGTCGAATTTCTCGGCCAGTCCCAGTTCGACTCGGCCTTCCGTCCGAACTCGACCGACGTCCTCGTCCTCACCCCAGGCGGCATCCAGCCCGATCCGCTCCTCGGCGTCGGCTGGACCGCGCGCCTCGATCAGTGGGATTTTTCCTTTGGGCTCCGCGCCGTCCTTCTCCCCGGCATCCTGGTGTTCGCCAACGGCGCCGTCGCGCTCAACCCCGCTGCCGGTGTCCGCCCCGCTGGCGTCGTCCCGACGATCGGGATCGGGGCGTCCTTCTGATGACGCTGCTCGCGCTGGCACTCGCGAACCCCCCTGCGAGCGCTGCCACTTCGGCAGAGTGAGCGGTGATGATGCTCGTCCTCGCGCTGGCACTCGCGAGCCCGACCGCGCCGCACACGATCGTCGCGACCAAAGCGGCGCTCTGCCGCGAACGCTGCGGCCCCATCACCGTGAGCCTCTGCAACAACCTTCCCAGCAAGCAAGCAAAGCAGTGCGCCCAGGGCATCCGCTCCGCCTGCCGGCGCTCGACTCCCGAGGCGGTCTGTCCCGATGTCCTGCCGTCGCTCGTTGGTCCGACTGGTCCGACGGGTCCGCCGGGCGCCGTGGGTCCAGTGGGTCCGTCGGGAGTGCCGGGCGCTCCGGGCGGCCCTGGCCCCGCAGGCGCCGCTGGACCTGCTGGCGCTCCTGGCGATCGTGGCGCTCCTGGTCCTCCTGGCGACGCTGGTGCTCCTGGCTCCCTCGGTCCCGCTGGACCCACCGGCCCCACCGGCCTCGCTGGAGCGACCGGCCTCGCTGGACCGACTGGAGTGACGGGCGCGACCGGACCTACAGGACCGCCAGGCGCCACCGTCCAGATCGTCTCGGTCACGCAGGACTTCGGCCGTGTCCAAAATGGCGCCCTGATCCAGGTCGTCGTCACCTGCCCGCCCGGCATGGCGGTCGTCGGCGGCGGTGCCGTCACCGACATCACGCCCCCCAACGACACCGACACGAAGCGCCTCCACCAACTCTTCTCTGGCCCGGTCGGCACGACCGAGTGGGTGACGGCGTCGACCGCCGTCGCCACGCTCTCCAATGGCTCGAACCTGCGCTACGTCGCGAGCGCCACCTGCGTCGGGGAATAGCATGATTATCCGAAAATACTTCTTCGACAATATCAAGTATTACCTGTTCAAGTCCTTCACCCAGCAGCAGGTCGACGGCCTGAACCGCTACTTGGACTACTTCGACGACGACAACCCGCCGATCCCCGACAAGTGGCACCTGGACGACCGTATGTTCTCGTATATCTTGGCAACTGTCTACCACGAGACGGCCGCCACGATGACCCCGGTCACGGAGTACGGGTCAGCGAGCTACTTGAAGGGCAAACCCTACTACCCCTACTACGGCCGGGGCGACGTCCAACTCACCTGGAAGGACAACTACGCCACCCAGGACGTGAAGCTGGGTCTCTCCGGGAAACTCGTATCGGACCCCGACCTGGCGCTCGATCCCACGATCAGCCTCCAGGTCTGCGTCTTCGGCATGCTCGATGGCGACTTTACAGGTAAGAAGCTAGCTGACTTCTTCACCGACACCCTGACCGACTGGTACAACGCCCGCACGATCGTCAACGGCCACGACCGGGCTGCCGACGTCGCCACCTACGCCGAACTGTTCTCGAACGCCATCACCCGAGACTAGGGCATGGCATGATTGGTACTCCCGCCGTCGCCCTGGCCGACTGGGTCCGCGCCCGCTTCTGGGAACTCCAAATCCCGCTGACGATCGTGATGGCGCCGGGCGACGTCGGCGTCACTGCGCTCTCCGACTTCGGCGAGCGCATCCACTTCCCCGACCAGGGCGCGGTCCAGTTCTTCCTGATGGGCTATCGCCTCGGCGAAGCGCACGCGCTCGATCCGCTCCTCGCCTCCCCCTATACGAGCCCCACGGTCGAGCCCGCCGACCAAGAGGCCGAGACACCCGAAGGCAGCTAGATGGCTACTGAAACTCAACTCCTCCACGCCTACGGACTGGGCGCACTCGCTGGAGCGATCGTCATCGTCATGGCGTGGATCGCCTGGACGACCTGGCCACGCTGATGGCCACCGAAACTCAGCAAACCGAGCGTGTCCTCGATCGCCCGCCCGACTTCGCCGCCTCGCCGCGCCCGGGCATCACGGAGTGGAAGAACGCTCGCAACGCCTTCTTCGTCTGCCGCCTCCACTACACCGCCGATCCGCAGAAGCGCTCGGGCGAGTGGAAGCAGAAGACCAGCGAGGGACTCTCGCTGCGCGCCTGGCAGCGCGAGTACGAAATCAGTTGGACGTCCCCCGAGGGCGAGCCGGTCGTCCCCGAGTTCGACGCCAATCGCCACGTCCGCGAGACCATCATCACCCGCGACGCGAAGCTGCTGCGCTTCTGGGACTTCGGCGCCGTCAGCCCCGTCGTCCTCTTCTGTCAGCTCTCCCAATATGGACAACTCTTGGTACATAGAGAGTTGTGCCCGTTTAACACCCCGCTCGATCAATTGCTACCTGTTGTCAATGCGATCGCTCTCGACCTGGTCACGCGCACCGACTACTTCGACGCGGGCGACCCCGAGGTGGACAGTGTCGGGTCTCTCGGGAGCATCGCCGAACTGCTGCAACGTGCGAACATCCACATGCACACCAACCGCCCCGGGAAGGAAGTCAGCTATGCGACGCTGCGTGAGCGCTTTCTTAAATCTGTGTATATCCCTCGTCTCGGTCATGATCCTGCTGTCCTCGTCTCGCCGCGCTGTCCGAACCTGATCGAGGCGCTCTCGGGCGGCTTCCATCTCTCCGCCCTCCCGCCCTATCGCCCGGTGAAGGCGCATCCGATGAAGGACCTGGTCGACGCGCTCCGCTACGGCTTCGACAATCTCGATGCGGCCGGCGCCGACCGCGACATCCTGCTGAAGAAACTCGCGTCGGGCGACCGGGCCTGGTGACGCGAGCGGGTGGGCTGGAAGTCACCGACAGACCATGGTACGAGACGACGCACCAAGCAAGCTGGACCTAGAGAGCTAGGTGAGAGGAGGCGAGGATGGCGACGCGCTGGCTCCCCCCCGATGGATCGGGTGATCCCGCGATGCGTCTCGACGCCTGTCCGCGCTGCGGCACGCCGTACGAGGACGTCCCTGGCGCGCACTTCCTCTGCGAGGTCTGCGAGGCGCACGTGACCGTGCCCGACGATCCGCCACCCCCGACGTGAAGGAGCCGTGAAGATGCCAACCGATCGCACCGCGAACCTCGGACTCACCTACACGGGTGATGCCGCCGCCAACGCGAACCTCGACAAGCTGGACGCCGCCATCGGCGCGGTCTCGGCGCCGCCTGCCGACAGCGGCCCGTCGCAAGCCGACTTCGACGCGCTGGTCGCCCGCGTGGACGCGCTCGACGCCCGCGTCACCGCGCTCGAAGGCGCCTAGGCGATGGCCGACCCGACGATCGACCAGCGCACCCCGAACGTCCGCTTGCGCTTCGAGAGCGATAGCACACGCAACTACAACTGGTCGAAGCTGGACGACGCGATCGGCAAACTCGGCGGCGGCTCCGTCGCACCCCCCGCGATCACCGCCGCCGTCGTCGCCGAAGGCCACACGATCATCCAGACGCTCTCCCTCCCGCTCAACACTCCCGTCACGCTCGCCCAGATCACTGCCCTCGCCGGCACGCCGAAGAAAGGTCCCTCCTTCATCACCGGCTACATCCCGATCACCTGCAAGAACCTGACTGCCACGATCCAGCCGATCGTCTTCAACATGGAAATCGACGTCTACGGGCCGTCCGAGTCGACCGCCATCGTCACCGACTACGGCTTCGACATCCCACCATCCGTCGAGAGCCCCTTCTTGGTCCCGGTCTCGACCATCATCATGACCCCCGACGACGAGGGAGGCGCCCCGTGCACCCTCATCGTCACCAAGGGACTCGCCACCGACGCCACCGTCACCGCGCGCGTCACGTCCCTCGGCTACCTCCAGATGATCGAGTTCGCCGCGCCCTGACCTTATAAACAATGCTTATACTTATAAACATAGGTAATAGGTAATAGGTGATGGCTGGCGGCGAGACGAACGGCCAGACGCCCTATCTCCATCTCGGCCTCGGCACCGACGCGGTCGAGAACCGAAACCTCGCCATTCTGGATGGACGCTTCTACGACCTCGCGCGTGGTCTGATCGCGAACATCCCGGCCGGGGGCGACCTGACGGGCTTCTACCCCGACCCATCGATCCGTGACGGCGCGGTCACCGATGCGAAGATCGCGTCCGTCTCCTGGTCGAAGATCACGGGCGCCCCATCGACCGCTGACTCCTGGGCGGACAGCGGCACGGTCCTCTCGCCGACGAAGGGGCTCACCTATCCGGTCTCGCATGGCACGGTCACGCTGAACGATCCCTCCCCGGGCGTCATCTTCGCGCGCTCCGCCGGCCTGCCGATCGTCGGCACGCAGCTCGGCTCGCAGGTCTACCGGGGCCAGCCGGCGCAGAACGGCGCCACGGTCTCGGTCACCGCCGCCGAAGCCTGGGTCGCGAACGGCGCGTCGGGGACCACCTATCGCCTCGCCACCGTTCCGCTCGGCTCCGACACGACCGTAGACCGCCTGATCGTCGCCGCCTCGGGGACGACCTCCTTCCCGAACTCCAGCGTCCGCATCGGAGCCAGCGCAGACGCGCGCGAGCGCCTCGATGTCGCGGGCGCCGTCATCATCGCCGCGTCGGTCTCGGGCGCCCCGGTCGATGGCACGCTCCAGTGGAACGGCACACACGTGCTCGCTCGGGTCGCGGGCGCCTGGACGCAGCTCGACAACCAGGCGGCGGCGGGCGGTGGCCTCTGGGTTGCCGATCCGACCACGTCACCGACCGCGCTCACGCTCGGGGGCGCCTACGACACGATCCGCCTCCAGACGCCCACCTCGCAAATCCTCTTCGGCAGCGCGGGCGCGACGGCGGTCCCCTCGGTCAGCGCCGACGTAACACGCCTCTTTCTTGCTGGCACGCAAGTCGTCTTCACCGACACGGCGAGCGCGACGATGCTGACCCTGATGAACAACCGCCTCGTCACGACTGGCGCCGTCGTGCTGGCCGACGACACGAAGGCGACCCCGCCCGATGGCAGTCTGCGTTTCAACGCGGGTCACGTCCAGGCGCGGGTGGCGGGCGCGTGGGTCCAGTTGGACAGCCCGGCGGGCAACTGGGCCGTCGCGGGTGGGACGATCACCCCCAGTGACCCGACGAAGGTGGTCGCGCTCGCCCCCCTCAGCAGCCCGCTCCAGTGGTCGAACGGGCGCACGGTCCTGCACCGCCTCCTCTCGCACGGGACGGTCGACACGGCATTCTGGACAGCGAACTTTGCCCTCAACCCGACCTCGACGGGCTTCACGAAGGACGTCAACGCGCAAGCCTCGTGGATCGCGCTCCTCGATGCGAGTGGTGACAGCTTCGGCGTCCAGCGCGCTGCGCCGGGGAGCGTGAATCCGACGACGCTCCTCGCGATCGACAGCGTGGGCCACCTCCGCGTGACCGTCGACCCGGCGAACGCGCTCGATCTCGCGACGAAGCAGTACGTTGATGGGAAGGTGCCGACGTCGCTGCCGCCGTCGGGCGCGGCGTCAGGTGACTTGCAAGGTAGCTATCCTGGGCCGACCATCAAGCCCTCGGCGCTGCCGTGGACACCGTCGGGCGCGACGCTCACGCCGACCGACGCGACGAAGACCGTCACCGTCCCCGGCAGTCCGACGGATGGCAACGCGCTGCTGTGGGGCACGCGCACGGTGAAGGGCCGACTCTCGCAATCCACCACGGCCGACATGGCGGTCGTCTCGGTGAACCGCACGCAACAGGATACACACGACGACACGTCGAAACCCGGCTGGTGGCTGCGGCTCGGCGCGGACATCGACGCCGCGCAGATCATTCGCTCGCCTGCGGGCACGGGAACGGTCACTGGGACCGCGCAGGTCCAGGTGGACGGCACCGGCCTCGTCACCGTGCCCGGCTCCATCGTCGCCCCCGACCTCTCGGCACTGCTCCTCGGCACCTTCACCTCGAAGGCGCGGCTGATGGCGCCGAACTTCGACGGCTTTTACTTGACCTACAACTCGCGCAACAACATCTCGGGCTGGCTCCGCGACGACGCGACGAAGCCCGGCTGGCGCCTCGTGCTCCGCTCCGGGGCCGACAACTTCGCGATCGAGCGTGCCGATACATCCGACGTGCAGGCGACGCTCTGCACCATTGGCGGCGCCGGCAACCTGACGATCAGCGGGGCGACGGCAACGAAAGCATCTGGCACGACCTGGGCCAACCCCTCCGACCCGCGCCTGAAACGCGACGTGACCCCCTACTCGACCGGCCTCGCCGCGATCCTCGCCCTCGATCCGATCGCGTTCTTCTACAACGGCAAGGGCGGCACGACCGACGACGGGCGACAGTGCTACGGCTACGACGCGAGCGCGGTCGAGACCGTGTTCCCCGAGTGTGTCGGCACCCGGCGCGGCACACTCGACGAGCGCGACCCTGACGAGACGGACATCCTGACGCTCGACACCTCCAACTTCACCCTCGCCCTCATCAACGCAGTCAAGGAACTCTCGACCAGAGTCGCTGCCCTGGAGGCACGATGACCCTCGCCGACCGTCTCACCAACCTCGAATCTCAACTCGCCGACCACACCCGCCGCCGCGACCAGGCGCACGCGATCCTGCAAGAGAGCCAGACCGCGATTCTCCAGCTCCAGGGCGCCATCGCGCTCTGCCGGGACCTGCTCTCGACGAACGGTGCCCCCCCCGAACACGGCTCATCGGCGGTCGCGGAAGCGGGCGCGGTGCGCGGCGACGGCGCGGGCGCGATCGGCGCGCGAGCCGGGTGCGGAGACGAGACCGACGTCCTCCCGCAGGCGGTCGGATGAGCGACGCGACCGAAACGCCCGCGCTGCACCTCGCGCACACCGACGACCAGCGCCAGAATCGCAACTGGGACATCTTGGACAGCGCCGTCTTCCGCATCGCGCAGCTCCAGAGCCAGACGATCCCCGGCGACCTCTTCGTCCAGGGCATCTTGGACGTCACCCGCGACGCGACGATCCATGGCATGCTGACGGCGGGCTCGCTCAACCTGGGGGACATCCTGGCGCAGCGGATCGAGGCGCAGGGACTCCTGGTCGCCGACGCGGGCGTGACGGTCGCCGGCACGGTCACGCTGCCGCCCGAGTCGGTCCCGGGCGCCGCGCTCGCTCCCGGGGCCGCCGTCCCGGGTGTCTGGGTGGGCGTCGCCGATGCGACGCAGCAGACGCTCGTCCAGGGCACCCCGCTCCAGTTCGCGGTCTGCCCCACCGACGCCAGCGAGACGACGCCGCACTGGTCGCTCGTCATCGCGCAGGCGACCGTCCGCGTCCAGTACGGCAGCCTCGGCCCGACGGTGCAGCTCCGCATGGACCTCCGCCGGGGTGCCACCGTCGCGCAGTCACGCACCTTCCAGTGGGACTCCTCGGCGGCGCTCGACGGCCTCGATCTCGACATCCCGCTCACGCTGGTCCGCGTCGCGCAGCCCGACGCCTCGGCGCAGTGGTCGCTCTGGGGCACCGTGACGCTCTACCACAACGGCGGCCTGGCGCTCAAAACCTTCGGCCAGATACACGTTATTCAGTTCAGATAATCGGATAAGTATATAACTATCGTGCATATAAATGTCTGACCAGATCATCCTCGCCGCGAACCTCGCCAAGAAGGCCAGCGTCCGGAACTGGTTCAAGAAGGAACTCGCCCCCCTGGTGACGCAGGTCCGCAGCGAGAAGAACCAGGTGATCCGCCCGCAGTGGCTCCGCTACTACAACCAGTGGGCGCTGCGGGGCACCGAGCAAGCCTACCACGGCCGTCAACGTATGTACCTCCCTATCTCCCACCGTATAGTGGAGAACTGGGTACAGAAATTGCGCGCCGATATCTTCCCCGACTCGGGCAAGTGGTTCAAGAACACCCCCGACGCGACCGCGAATCAGGAGCGTGGCGTCGTCGTGCACGAACTCCTGATGAAACTCCTCCGCACCCAGATCAAGGCGACCGCCATCTTCCCCGGCTTCCTCCGCAACCTCTGCATCTTCGGCACCTCGCCGGTCGAGATGGGCTGGAAGCTGGACGAGCGCCAGGTCCCGACGCTCCAGGCGAAGGCGGGTCCCGACGGCTCCTCGACCGTCGTCGAGGAGGCCGTCCGCAAGGTCGTCCGCTACATCGGCCCGACCATGCGCGTGATCGATCCCTTCCTCTTCTACGTCTACCCCTACACTGCCCAGTTCACCTACGACTGTGAACTGCTCTTTGAAGATATGTTGATAAACTGGGACACGCTCGAACGGATGGCCGACACGCCGATCGACCCCGACCGGCCCGACCTCGGCAACCAGATCGAGAACTGGCAGGGCGTGAAGGACCTCCGCAAGGGGGGCGGCGGCAGTGCGGCGACCGGCGACAAGTTCCAGGCGGAGCAGCTCCGCCTGCAGGCGCGCGGCCTCCAGTCGCGCTCGGAGAAGCTGCGCGAGGACCCGAAGCGTCCGCTGGACTTCACGAAGATCGCCTGGTACGGCGCGGTCGACGCCAGTGGCGCGTCGTCCGACGACAACGACGCCCTCCCCCCGCCCGACGTCCCGCAGTGGTGGCAACTCTGGGTGTGCGGCGACGACACGCTCGTCCAGTGCCGGCAAAACCCCTGGTGGAAGCAGCAACCGCCCTATCTCGCCGCCAAGTTCTGCGAGATGCAGTCCGAGTTCTGGGGCTACGGCGTCATGTTCCTCCTCGACCATTTCCAATATTTCATGAATGATACCATGAATCAGACTGGCGATGGTCTCGTCTTCTCCCTCAACCCCATCGTCGCCATGGACGCCAACGCCGTCCAGTTCCCCGACTCGATCCGCATGGCCCCGGCCGCGCGCTGGCTGGTGCGCGACCCGCGCAACACCGTCAACTTCATCGAACCGCCGAAGGAGTCCGCGCAGGCTGGCATCATGGTCATCAACTTTCTCGTCGCCATGATGAACGACGTGTCGAACGTCGCGCCCTACGGCGCCGCCGGGCTCCAGGCGGGTGGCCGCGCTCGGGGTCGCGCGGTGCAGACGGCGACCGGGATGTCGATCCTGTCAGGAGAAGCACTCTTACAAGTAAGAGATGTAGTTGAGAATGTGGAGCAGGGCGTCCTGAACGAGATGCTCGACTGGATGTTCACGCTGCTCCAGCAGTGCCTCGACCGCGACCTGGCGCTGCGCGTGGACGGCGCCGAGGGCGCGACCGTGCTGGAGACGCAGGTCACCCGTGACACGCTGGTCGGCGGCTACACCTTCGACTGGCTCGGCTCGACCTTCTCATTCAATCAGAATGTTCGCACCCAGCAAATGTTAAATTTTATCCAGATTCTAGCCAGAATCCCGCCCGAGTTCCTCGCCCAGGACAACGCGCGCGTCGACTGGAAGTACCTGCTCCGGGAAATCTGGTCGACCGGCTTCGGCGACCGCGAGGCCGAACTCATCATCAAGGACATCACTCCGACCCGCGCCGTCGACCCGATGATCGAGAACCAACTCTTCGAGGTCGGCCGAGGCGACGAGGTGACCGTCTCGCCGATCGACGACGACATGCAGCACGCCCAGGTGCACAACGCCTGGCTCCAGTCCGCCGAGGGGCAGCAACTCCCCGACCAGGTGAAGCAGCAATTGATCCAGCACATCCAACGCCACGCCGCCTCCTACGTGATGAAGCAGCAAGCCGCCCAGCAGCAAGCTGCCCAGGCCGCCATGGCGCAGCTGCAAGGCGGCGGCGGACAGGCTCCTGGTCCTGGTGGCCCTCAAAGTGCCGCCCCCGGTGCTCCCCCGGGACCGCCAGGACCAGGGGGTCCACTCACGCCGTCGCGGAACGTGATGCCAGAGCCCCCGGGCCGTCCACCGCAGACCGCCAACGCGGGCGACATCGAGCGTCGCCTCCCACGCACCAACATGCAGTGAGGCAGTCATGGCCAAGACAATGCCGTCCAAGAAAGCAAACGTGTCAGCGAGCAAAGCGAAGACAATTCTCAGTGACGGGACCGTGCGCGGCAATCCGCTGACGACGAAACAAAAGGGTCTGTTCGGCGCGATCGCCGGGGGCGCCCCGACAGCGGCGCCGACGGGACCGACGTCCCCGATGCCACCCACGCCCGCGCCGAAGGGCCGCCCGAAGCAACTCGCGATCGGCCAGCGTCCGATGCTCGGTGCGCGGACGAAAGCCGCGATGCGTGGGCGACGCTGATGCTGCGCGCGAGCGTCCGACCCGCGCCTCCCGAGGCGGAGCGCGAGCATCCCGTCTTCGGCCCCGGCGGCCAGGCGAAGCTGCGCGCGATCGAAATCTCCGACGTCTGGCTGGCGCTGCGCGCGGGCATTCACGCGCAACGAGAAGCGTTGCTCTCGACCCCGCTCACGCCGGGGCGCGGCGAAACCCTGCAATCCCGGTGGGGTGCTATCCAGCAACTCTCAATTCTGCTACACGGCGGACCACAGATGATCCTCCAATACTCGCAACTGGCCGAGAAAGCGGGTGATGACGAGCAAGAAAGAGAGTACATCGCTCGCGCCCACACCTTCGAGGGATGACCATGGCTGACGACGTCGCCAACCCGAACCAGGAATTGCTCGACGCGATCGCGCAGCGCGACTCCGCGCTCGCCGCCGCGAACGATCGCATGGCCCGGATGGAAGAGACGCTGAACGCGCTGCGTCCACCGCCGCCGAATCCGAACCAGCCGCCGCCCGGGAAGAAGTACGTCATCCCGCCGCACATTCGCCAGCAGATCGCCGGCCTCGGGCTCTCGGATCAAGAAATCGACCGCAACGGCGACCTGATCGTCCCCTTCATCCACGCCTACCTCGGCCAGGCGGCGCAGGAGATGCTCACCTTGGTCCGCCACCAGGCTGACGACCTGGAGCAGTTCCGCATGCTGCGCGACGCGGACAAGTTCCCGCACGCCGAGACCCTCTTCGACGAGGTGACCCGCGTGCGCCAGGAGGAAGCGAAGGCCGGGCGCTACATGCCAGTCGACGTCGCCTACCGCGTTGCGCTCGCGAACAACTACGACAAGATCGCGGGCGCGGGGACAGAGACGGCGGGCGGCGCTCCCGGCGGCCAATTCGGGACGAGCGCCCCGCGCGCGGCCTCGTCAACGCCGCCGCCGTCGCCCGTCGCCACCCGGTCCCGCGATGCCAGCGCCGGCTCGATGCTGCGCTCCGTCCGCGCGCCCGCGCTCGAACCGCAGCGCGAGCCGCGCACCGGGTCCGATTTGATGAGCATGTCCCGCGAGGAGCGCAAGCAGTTCTTCGAGGCCAACAAGGAGACGCCGATCCGCTAGGGTGCGGACTAACAGGTCAGTAGAAAGAAAGGAGAGCAGGAATGGCAACCGAAACAAACCTGTCGACGTCCGCGAGCCTGAGCCCGGACGTCCTCGCCGTCTACATGATGGACGAGCTACTCGATCGCGCGGAGAAGGACACCGTCTTCTGGGCCATCTGCGAGAAGTCCGACATCCCGAAGGGCAGCGGGAAGACGGCGCAGTTCACGCGCTACGAGCGCCTCCCGCTCCCCGAAGCGCCGCTGGAAGAGTCGGTGACGCCGATCGCGACGCCGATCACGCTTTCCACCGTCGATGCCGTGCTCGACCAGTGGGGCGCGGTCGTCTCGATGTCCGACATCGTCGTGCTGGTCATCAAGCATCCCCTCGTCCAGCAAGCCCGCGAGCTACTCACCCTACAACATAACGAGCTAGTTGATAGAGAAGTGCAGGTCGTCGCGATGGGCTCGTCAAACGTCTACTTCGGCGGCAACAAGGCATCCCGCGCGTCGCTGACGGCTGGCGACGTGCTCGCGACCGACGACATCCGACGCATGGTCGCCCGGCTTCGCCAGAACGGCGCCCCGACCTTCACCGCTGGCATGTATAAGGGCATCGTCGACCCGTTCGTCGAGATGGACATCTCGAAGGACCCGACCTTCCAGACCGCTGGCACCTACAACAACTTGCAGACCATGAAGGACGCCGACATCGGGCGCTGGATGGGCGTCGAGTGGTCCCGTTCCAACGGCATCCCCATCCTGACGCTGATGCCCGCCGGCTCGATCAGCGTCCCCGCCGCCGGCACGACGACGATCCCGCCCGGCGCCACGGGCTTCGACGCCAGCTCGACCGTCCGCGTGACGGTCACCCGGCTCGACCCCCAAACCGGCTTCGAGACGCAGGTCTCGACCGAAGCCTCGGTCACCAATGCCGCCGCCTTCGCGCCGACGGTGACGATCCAGGCCGCCGCGCCGACTGGCACCTACAAGGTCTACGCCTCGATGCAGGGAGGCGCCGCCGGCACCGCGACGCTCCAGGTCCGCATCAAGCACACGACCGGCGCCTCCGGGGACACGGTCACGCTCGTCAAGGGGGGCGCCCCGACCGGCGCAGGGGTCTACGTCGTCACCGCCTCGGGTCCGGTCGCGCCGCCGATCCCGCCCGCCACGATCAACGTGCACATCTCCTACGTCCTCGGTCGTGGGTACTTGGGTGCCACGACTCTCGACGCCTTGAAGACCTACATCGTGAACGCGACGGCCTCGGAGAGCGATCCGCTCGCGCAGCGCACCAAGGCGGGCTGGAAGCAACTCTTCAAAGCCCTCGTCCTGAATCCCGACTTCGGCACCCGCGTCGAGTCGGCCTCGCTCTTCGGCTGACACCATGGCAGCGAAAGAGCGTCCTGAGTCCGCCCGTCCGCAGCGGGCTCAGGCGGAGGAGCGCGCCGAGCCGAAGTCCGGCGGGCAGGACGACGGCCCGGCCCTCTCCGACCTCTCCGACAAGAAACTCAAGTCCAAGTTAGTAAGATATACAGAAGACTTCCAGATGCTCGCGGGCGACCCGACGCAAGCCGCGATGACCCGCCGGCTCGAACTGACGCGCCTGATGCGCGGCGTGCAGGACGTGCTCGACGCGCGCGAGGCGATCGTCGAGGTGACCGTGCCCGCGTCGGTGACCGGCGAGCCCTACGTCGTCGGTCCCGCCGTCTTCCCGCCCGGCGTCTACTACGTCCGCGAGTCCGTCGCGCGCTACCTCCTCTGGCTGATCGACCAGAACCAGCGCGTGGAACTAAACCGGCTCAAATCGAACGGTCGCACGATCGATCTCGGCCACATCGGCCAGCGCGCCCGCATGGCCGCCATCAGCCGCGACACGGGCGACGACGACTACCAGGGCAGGGGACGGTGATGGCTAAGAAAGGTACCTTATTTGGGAAGCCGAAGTCGCAGGTCGTGAAGCACCCGGGCGCCTTCAAGGCGAAGGCGAAAGCCGCCGGGATGTCAACGTCGGCCTTCGCCTCCAAGGTGACGAAGAAGGGCAGTGGCGCCTCGACGCAGACGAAGCGCCAGGCGAATCTCGCCAAGACGTTCGCCAAGATGCGAGGTGGGAAATGAGCGAGCCTGCTCCCGTCGAGCCCTGGAGCTACGGGCGCTACCGCGTCGTCATCCAGCGCCGGGTGACCGAGGAGGAGCAAATCTCGGTCGAGTGCTACGAGCCCTCGCTCGACCTGGCCACCGCCACCTTCGACGTGCTGATGGACCGGATGAACGCGCACCGCGTGCACTACAACGAGCAGGTCGTCATGGTCTCGCGGGGCAAACTCGCGCAACTCGACCGCCTGATCGAGGCGCGCGCCGAGGAAGTCCGTGACCTGGACGACGCCTGCGCCGAGCGTCGCGCCTGGCTCCTCTCGGCGGGCATCGACCCGGCCGACATGCCCGCCCCGCGCGAGCCGCGTCTGCACGCAGACGTGAACGACAACCCGAACGGAGACGATCGGTGAGGTCGACACGCGGGCAGATGATCGATGCCGCGCTCCAGCGCGTTGGCAACACGACGCAATCGCTGATCGCCGCCGCCCGCGTGCGTTTGAACAAGATTCTCTTCGAGCTGCGCTACTCCTGGGACTGGCCCTTTCTCTTCACGACGGCGCCGCTGGTGATCCCGACCAGCGGCTCCTTCGCGCTCCCCGAGAACTTCGCCAAGATGGAGGACGACCAGTCACTTCTCATCACGGCGACGGGCGGCGTCCCGATGCGCCGCGTCGTCACCGAGGTCGACCACCGCACCTTCTACACTACCGTCACCGATCTCTCGGTCGACGCGACGGTGCCGGTCATCTGGACGATCGACTACTCGCAGCGCGCCCTCCCGACGCCGATCAACATCAACACGGTCGGCATCGGTGGCGTCGGCCTCGTCTACCCGCGCCCGCGCGACGCCTGCCAGGCGCTCATCCGGTACAAGCTGATCCCGCCCGACATGCCGCTCGACGACCCGGCTGCCTACGACAACGACATTCCTGGCTTCCCCTTTGATAACTTAATAGTAGACTTGTTATTTGAGTGGGCGATGTCCTACGAAGTCGATCCGCGCCGGGGCGAGCAGTACACGGTGAACGCCGACGCGGTGAATCGCGCGCGGGGCTCCAGCTTCCCCGAGCGCTCCTACCCCTCGACCGTGCAGTTGGACCCGCTCGTCTTCTCCAAACCGTGGCAGGGGAACTGATGCGCACCGGGTGGCTCTCGCGGGCACTCTGCTGGATGGGCGCGCACGACTGGCGTGACGGTCCCGGCTCCGCGTGCACACGCTGTGGACGCCTGGACGACCGCTGGGACTGAGCGATGGCGGCGCCGAAAGACGCCCCCGAGCAAGCGTTCCGCTTGCGGAAATTCCAGGGCACGGCGACCGAGCCCGACTCGACCTTCCTCGGCGCCTCCTTCCTCTCGCGCTCGCAGAACTGGATACCGACGCAATCCTACCGTCTCGGCAAGCGCCCCGGCTCGCGGCTCCTCGCCGACGTCGGCCTCGGCACCGTCCGCATCACCGATCTCCTCCCCGCCTACTCGATCGGCGAAAATTTCTATCTCTACGCCTACTGTCAGACGGCGAGTGGCGCGCAGGTGAACCAGTCCGCCGCCGAGGGTGCCTTCGCGGCCACCCCGGGCGTCACCTTCGCGTCCGCGACCGCCTTCGGCCGGCTCATCACCTTCCGCGACCGCGTCTACGCCGGCAACGGCGTCGATCCGCTCAAGTCCTGGGTGATCGGTGACACCGATCCGTCGCACGTCCAGACCTACGCCGCGATGGCGCTCGACGCTCCCGCGACCGCGCCCGACACTGCCATCGCCGCTGCCGCCGCCGGCTCCGACGAGGTGCCAACCGGCACCTACTCCTACGCCTGGGGACGCTTCGACAAGAACTCGGGGCTCTACGTCGGACGCACCGCCGCCGAGCAAGTCATCATCCCGGTGCAGTCGACGATCACCTTCACAGCCCCGCCGGGCGCCCTCGGCCCGAATCAGGTCTATCGCCTCTTCGTCAGTCCCCGGAACTACCCGATCGAGTACGCGACGATGCAAGCCGACTCGGTCACGACCGGGGCGACGACGGCGAAGTTCTCCTCGTTCGACGTGTCCGACACGCGCTGCCCGGTCTCGGCTGGCGTCGCGCGCACTGGCAACATGTTCGTCATCTGGCGGAACCGCGTCGTCTTCGCCGGCAGTGCCACCGACCCCTACTCGGTCTACGCGACCGACGTCATCCTCCCCGGGCTGGAGCAAGCGACCTTCAACCAGGGCACCTTCTTCCCGGTCAACGCCAAGGTCCCACTCCCACGCAAGGTGACCGGCGTCGGCATCGCCGGGGTGACGTCCGACCAGGAGGCGCAGTCGCCGCTCCTCTTCTTCACCGCGTCCCAGACCTTCCTCTGCACGGGCGACCCGTTCGACCCGCTCGACACCACAGCTACCTTAGTAGAACTATCATCTAGAGTGGGCTGCATCGGACACGATAGCATAGTAAATACCCCCTATGGTACACTGTTTTGTGGTATCGACTCGGTCTACATGATCCCGCCCGGTGGCGGCTACCCGCAAGACCTGGGCTGGCCGATCGCCGACCAGATTCGCCAAATCCCGCCCGGGGTGCGGGCGACGATCAGCGCCGTCTTCCACAAGCAATTCTACAAACTCGCGATCCCGGGCGCGTCGGGGACGACGAACACGCAGCAGTGGTGGCTCGATCTGCGCCAGGGTGTCCAGGCGTCGCCGTCGTGGTGGGGACCGCACTCGATCGGCATCACCTCGCTGGGCGACGCCCCGCTCGCGCTCTCGACGCTCGCCGCCGACCCGTCCTCGCTCGCCGAGGTCGACCGGGGCTACGCCGCCATCGCCGAGTCGGACCACGTCGTCCTCCACCACCAACTCGACCGCTTCACCGACTACTACCCCGGGAAGACGAACGGCGCCGGGGTCGCATCCATCCTCCAGAGTGGCCGCTTCGACGGCGACATGCCCTTTACCGCGAAGGTCATCACGCGGCTCCGCGTGATCGCGCAGACCGCCGCCAAGTCGCCGCTTGGCTGCACGCTCATGCTCGACAACGGGCAGGCGACCAAGATCGACGACATCATGCTGGGCGAGGACATGGACCCCGCCGGCCAGTTCGTGCACTTGACCCCGTTCGGCGACCCACCCTTCCCGCCCGCGAACCAGTGCTGGAACACTGCCAAGTTCGGCTCCATCTCGCCCGCCGAGGCGCAGACGATCACGCCCTACGCCCGCCCGCGCTGCCTCTCGGTCAGCGTCGTCCTGACGCACGCGCCGCGCCCCGAGGACGACCCGACCACCAACACCGTCCCGGCCGTCGAACTGCGCGACTTTGAACTCCTCTACATCCCGAGCGAGCGCAAGGTGCGCTACACGGGTGTCGCCGGCCGCTTCCGCCAGGAGCGCGTCTCCGTCTAGGAGGCTCCCCCGATGGGCACCGTCCCCCGTCCAATCAAGGCACGCGGCAACGCCAACTTCGCCGACGAGGTCGCCGCCGGCAAGCCCGACATTCTCGACGTCGAGGTGGACCGAGACTTCAACGCGCTCTACACCTTAGTAAACGGTAATCTAGACACTGCCAACATCAAGGCGTCGGGCGCCAACATCCAGTACGGCCAGTTGAACCTGACCGGGAAGATTCAGCCGGGTGACCTGGCGCCGGGCTTCGTCCTGCCGGCAAACGCGGTGATTGGCACCTCGATTCAGGATCACACGATTGCCGGCGTGAAGCTGGTCCCCGGCGCGGCGACCGGCGCCCAGGTCTTGCGCGGCGACGACTCGGCCTCCGTCCTCGCCGCCGGGGAGACGCTCCTCGTCGAACTCACCTGGAACACGGTCGGCGGCTACTGGGTGGCGACCGCCTCGGTGGTCGGCTTCATCACTGCCGTCCCGCCGACGACGACCACGCTGACGCTGCGGCTCGGCGGCACGGCTGGCCTGACGGACGGCACCCCCGTCCACACGGCGCAGCTCCAGTCTGCCGGTGCCCCAGGCAGCGGCTCGCTGCCCTTCGGCGTTGCCCTCCTCACCCAGGGCAACTTCCTCTTGGGCGACATGACCAATCCGAAGCGGCTCTCGGTGACCGCGACCACGACCGCGAGCCCGGCGGGGGCGATCGGCATCACCTCGCGCCGGCTCCTCCTCCATGAGGCGACCTGATGACCTTTGCGATCCGGCTCGCTGATCTCTCCGACCTCCCGACGCTGCGCGCACTCTGGCGGGACCACGTCACCACGATGAAGCCCGTCTACCCCCGCAATGTCCTCGGCTCGATCGACGACTTCACGCGCGCCATCGCCGCCGAGTTCGCCCGCGTGCCGCAGCAGGGCTTCGTGCTGCTCGCCCACCACGGCGACCAGGTCCTCGGCTTCCTCCTCTACGAAATCCAAGAGCGGCTCCTGGGCGAGCCGAAGCGCTTCGCCTTCGTCCACCACCTCTACGTCGTCCCCGAGGCACGCGGCCAGGGCATCGGCGTGGCACTCTCCGAACTCTACCTCGAACACGCGCTCGCGCAGGGCATCGACACGGTCGAGGCCGGCTACGCCCCCGGGACGACCTGGGTCGCCGCGCAGCCCTACGAGCCGTTCTTCACGCGCGGCTACGCCCCGATCGGGAAGGTCCTCGCGCACTTCGCCCGGCTGCGCGCCCGCCGCACCCCCAGCCCGCAGGCGAACGGCCACGACGTGCCACCCCCGGTCGACGGCCTCGACGACGACACCCGCGCGGAGATAGTGAAACTCCCTAATTAGGCTTATACACTTATAACTATACTATCCTATGGTGAGGGACGCCATGCACGCCCACGATAGCCAGCGCTACCATCGCGCACCCCGGCCCCCTCGCCCGCGCGCCTACTTCAACGAGTCGGGCAGCTACGCCTCCTCACAGTCCCGCCCCGCGATGTTTGACCCGTTCGGGTCGATGCCGTTCAACCTGGCCGGCTCGCTCCGCAATCAGTTCGCGCACCCGCTCGCGATGGGCTTCGGCTACGGCGGCGGCCAGAACTCGCCCTACGCACGTGGCCAGGGTCCGCTCGGCACCTTCATCGGCCAGGCAACCCCGCTCCTCGCGTCCTACCTCCCGCAGCAGATGCAGGTCGCCAATCAGATCACCCAGGGCGCCAACTCGGCCTACGGCGGCTATCAGTCCGCCGTCGACCAGTTCATGGCGCAACTCCCGGGCTTCCAGTCGACCGCCGCCGCCGGGACCCAGGGCGCGCAGGAGGGACTCGGCTACGCGCGCACTGCCGCCGCCGACGCCTTCTCGCCGCTCCAGTCCCGCGCCCTCTACCAGGAAGCCGCCAAGCGCGCGCTCGCCCCGACCCGGGAAGCCGCCGCCGCACGCGGCATGCTGGAGGGTGGGCAGGCGCAAGCGGGCGAGCAATCGCTCCTCTCGGACCTCGCGTTTAACGCCCTCCAGGGCGACCGCGCGGCGCAGCAGCAGGCGATCAGCGGACTCACGGGCGCAGCGGGCGCGGTCAGCCAGGGCGCCGGCACGGAGGCCGGGCTCGCGAGTCTCGGCCCGCAGATGCAGCAAGCCCTCTTCCAAGCCTACCCACAACTCGCGCAGCTCTTGACCGGCGCCAGCCAGCTCCCGATGCAAGGCGCGAACGACCTCCTCCAATTCCTTCAGGGTACACAGAATCCTGTCTATGAACTCCTAAAGATGGTCCTCCCCCAGATGGGGCAGAAGTCGAAGTCGCTCTCGCTCTCCGAGTCCTTCGGCGCGGGCAAGTGAGGCGCCATGGCTGACTACACCGATCCGAACTCCCCGACCGCGCCGGGCTCCAGCTTCAATCTCTGGTCCTCCCTCCTCGGCCCCGTCTTGCGTGCCGTCCTCCCCCCACAGATCGTCGGCGCGGGTGACACGATGCAAAACGTCTTCTCGGGCATCCAGGCGGCGACGCTGCGGAACTGGGCCAATCTCGAACAGGACCCGGCCTTCAACGCGATGGGCTACGGCGCGCGTCCCGCAGGCGCTCCCGCCTATCCCTTCCCGCAGGTCCCGGCGTCCTCCCTCACGCCCGACGACGTTCAGCGCCTCTCCAGCTTCGGGACGACCCCGCCCGGGTCGCTCGCCAACTACCAACCTGTCAATCGTCCCGTCGGGCTGCCGCCGCGCATCCTGACGGCATACGACGCGCGAACGGGGCTCGAACAAGCCCAGGCCGACGCCTGGCGCCGCTTCAACACCGCGCCTGGTCCGTCCGACACGCCGCCCTACTTCCCCCCCGTGATCGGCGAGCCCGGCCACTACCGCTTCCTCCGCACCGTGCGGCGCGACGCCAAGGGCAACTGGCTGCCCGACTACGGCGACCCGACGATCCGGCCCGCAACGGGTCCCGTTGCGCCGCCCCCGCGTGTCGCCGCGCCACCGATCCCGGGCCAGCGGACGCCACCCGCCTCGACGACGCCGCCGCCCGTCGCCGCGACACACGGCGACCTCTCGGTTGGCGGCAAGCTCTCCCCCGGCCAGACGATCCCCGCCTTCACCGACTCCGAGACCGGCGAGCAGGTCCCGGGTGGCGTCGCGGGTGCCGACGGCGTCACCGTGCGCGGCTGGAATCAGCGCGACTACGTCCGCGACCCGACAACCGGCCAACTCTATCCCGCCCCGAATCAGGGCGTCGGCACCGGCCGCCAGGGCGCCGACACCCCGACGACGACCACCCCGACGACGACCGCGCCGCCCGCCACCCGGGCACCGGCCGCGACGACGACCACGCCCCCCTCGACGACCCCGCCAACGACCCAGGCGCCCGCTGCGCCCCCTCCTGGCACCGTCGAAGCACAACCCCCCGCTGCCGGCGCTCCCGGGGCTCCAGCGGCTCCCCAGGCGCCCGCATCGCCCGATATGCAGCGCCTCGAACGGCTCCGCCCGCAGTTCGAGCAGCAGCAGGGCGGCACCCCGCCAGCAGCGGGTGGCATGCCAGTTGCACCTCCGCCCGGTGGCACGCCAGGCGCGGCCTACCCGTCGCCTGCGTTTACCCCCACGGGCGAGGCGGCTGGCGAGGCGGTCGGGCGCTTCCTCGGCCGTGGTCCCGCGACCCCGCCTCGCGCGCTCACACCCCCCGACACCGGCCCGGGGATCGCGCTCCCTGGCCCGATCGGCACGGCGCCCGGCGCCGAGACCCCTGTCATGCCCTCGGTCCTCTCGCGCGCCCTCAGCGTGATCGGCCCGCGCGCGGCCGAGGCGGGCGGTCCCCCGGGCGGGCTCCAGGGTGGGCAGCCGAGTGGCGGCCAGACGGCGCCGCCCGAGCCTGTCCCCGAGACGCCGCCACCCGTGCCGACCTCCGACGTCCAGCCCTCGGTCCAACTCCGCGCCGACATCGCGCAAGCCATCGCGCAGAACACGAACGGCATCCAGAACTATCTTCGTAGCCGTCCCGAGTATCAGAGCTACACCAGCATGAACGACATCCCCGACTCGGTCCTGCTGAAAGACGGCGTCGCGGTCGCCGCCGGGCGCATGGTCGAGCGCACGCGGAACATCGACATCGCCCGCGCGAAGGCGCAGTCCTCGCCCGAGGAGCGCGCCAAGATGGATGCCGCCGACACGGCCTACAAGCGGCTCTACCAGCTCTACCTCGCGAACATCCCGGGCACCAATCTGAAAGGGCTCGATGCGTCGATCCCGACGCCGACCGGCCCCGGCGCGAGCCGCACCTGGTCCGAGTTCGGCCCCTACTTCAAGGAACTCCACGAAGGCGGCGGCCCGGTCGGCTGGATCGGCACGGTCGGCCATGCGTCGAGCCGCAGTGGCGCCGGGCTCCCCGGTGCGCCGCCCTCGATGGAATCCGTGCAGCAGATGGCGGGACGTGGCGGTGCCCCCGGCCTCGCCGCGACGAACTTCCTCCAGGGGCACCTGGTCGCCATCCCGATCGCTCGCGCGCTGGGCGCCTCCGGGCGCGTCAACCAGCGCGAACTCGCGCTCATCCAGCAATACCTGATCCCGTCGACCGACTCCTTCTACGAGGGGAACTATCAAAAGCTGACGAACACGCTGCAAGTGCTCGACGGCATCCGGCGCGGGCTGAACGTCGACCAGTCGAAGACCGGCATGACGCTGATGACCGGCCCCGACGGCCAGCCGCATCTCGTCGAACTCGGCGGCGCCCCGACGCTGGCACCCGCCGAGCAACCCCCCCGGATCGCCGTCCCGGGACCGATCGGCGGTCGCATGATCGGGAGGTAGCCATGGATCAACAGTTCTATAACTATCTCCGTGGTGAGCGCGACGCGGGTCGTCTCGGCTACGACGACGCGATGGCGTTCGACGCCGCGCAGTCGCGGGGCGAGTTCGCGCCCTACGGCGGCGAGCCCGCGTCCGCCGCGTCGCCTGGCGACACGCAACCACCACAGACACCCCCCGACGCCATGACCGGCACCGGCCTCCAGACCGGGTCGAATCCGGTGATCCCGACGCAGAAGAACGTCTACGAGCCCGCGCAGTTGCACTCCTTCGCGACCGACCTGGGTCTGCCTCCGCTGCCACCTGGCGAGCAGACTGAGCACCCGGACCTCCGTCGCATCCAGCGCTATCTGACGACCGAGCAACCGATCGGCCCGTTGCTGCGCTCGATGGCCGGCGTCGTCCGCCACACTCCGGGCGCCCTCGCCGCGCAACTCGGCTCGACACCCGAGGAACAGGACGTCTACCAGTACCTCGCCGACAACGGCATCCCGGCGCTGATCGGCGCGCGACTCCTCGGCCGCTCGTTCCGAGGCGTCCGCCTCCTCGGTCGCTGACTCGCCTAGTCCTCCTCGTCCCAACTCTGGTCCCGCCGCCGATTCTCCCGGTCGGCCTCGGCGAGCGCGTCCCGCGCGTCGGGCTCCTCGTAGTCCTCCGCCAACTGGCGCTTGACGCCATCGACGAAGGCGAGATCGACCGTCGCCGGCTGCCCCGACCAGGGTCCCGGCTTCGTCTCGCGCACGATCGCGATTTGCTTCCGCCCCGTCCCCTCCAGGCGAATCTTCCCGACGTCCTCTAGCTCCTTGAGCGCCTGGAACAACTCGGCGGTGAGCACGGTCTGCTTGCTCCAGCTATGCACGCGGCGTCGGAGGACCCAGACGCTCATGCCACGCTCGTCTGGCATCCTACGCTTTCTATTTTTAAGATAGTACATGATATAATTCTGTAATCCCCCGTGATGCTTCCGCCCCATCGGCGCGTAGCAGTCGACCAGCTTCTCCTTGCAGCCCGCGATCAGCTTGAGCGCGTAGTCGTACTGCCGCTCGTCCGCCCAGATCATCTTCTGATGCCGGGTGCGACCCGCCTGGAGCGTCGCGTCGGCCGCGAGCACCATGGCGATCCGATGCGTGTGATCCTGCTCGCGCTCGATGAAGGCGTCGAGCATGGGATTCTCGTTCGACTGCCGCACCTTCCCCGCGCCCCAGACGGCGCCGAGCATGCGCTCCGCGCCCGGGGTGACCCGCACCTCGCCCGAGAGCAGCGCCATCTCGGCGAGGCAGAGGACCAGCCGCTCGCGCAGATCGTCGGTGCGCTCGCCCGGCCCAAGCAAGAGATTCATGCCCCGCCCCGAGTACATCTCCCAGACCGGCAGCACCCGGGCGAGGAAGCCGGTCGTCCGAATGTGCATCGGCATCTCGTCGGCCAGCCCGTCGGGCGTCGTCCCGGCCAGCATGCCGATACACGGATTCCAGAGTACCTTCCGGTCTGGCCCGTCTTTCTTGTAGCTCGCCTCCAGCACGCCGGGCTCGAAGCGCTTCTTGTCCCAGTTGAAGCCGCCGACCGGCGCATCGTTTAACCGCGTCACCGCCGCCGACATGCCCTCCATGTAGTTCGCCGCGCCGAAGGTCGACGCCATCTCGGGGGCGTAGAGGAGCCCGACCGCGTCGGTGCGGTCGTCCGCCGCGCGGTAGCCCGCGCCGTCGAACGGCACGACGTCGTCCCACAGCGCCTCGGTCGACAGCCGGCTCGCCATCACGTTGATGCGGACCTGCTCGTCCTTCGTGAGCCGCTGGCGGGCGGCGCGCAGGAGGTCGATCGCGAAGTCGGACGAGGTCGTCTTCTTCAACCCCGACGGCCCGATCAAGAGCGTCATCATCTGCGCCGGGAAGGTCGCCTTCTTCGCCTCCCGGTTTAACCACACGCGCCGGCCGAGCGCGTGGGCAGCCACGGTGAGGGCGTTAAAGAGGTGAAACCGGGGCGGCGCCATGTGCGTCCGCGTCCACTGCATATAGGTCTCGACGAAGCCTGCCATCACTCCAACTCCTTGTACCAGGCGACGGCGCACGCCCGCCCGTGCTCGTCGGCCTCGGTCGTCGTCACGTCGTACTCGAACACATGCTCCTCGCTACCCATTAATATAGCTACATATGAAACAGCGTGCGCGTGGGGATCATCCTGCTCCAGCAGATAGCCTTCGCGGGTGACGAGCACGCGCCGCCGTCTCCCCGAGCGCGGCCCGCCCGACGTCCCGAAACGCCTCCCAGGTGACCAACTGAGCCTCTTTCCACTCATGCATCGCCTCCCCCCAGTGCGTTCCCAGCTTCATCCCGACCGGCATGCGAAACGTCCACGCCCCGCGCACGCCGGGGTAGACACGCTCGACCATCATCGACTCGATCGCCATCTCCGCCAGCGACCAGAGTTCCCGGAGCGGCCCCGCCATGATGAACGAGTCATGCCCCTGGTGGACGACGCGCGTCCGTAGCTCCTCGCGCAGAATCCGCCGCCACACCGGCAGCCAGCCCTCTTGATTGAGCATCTGCCCCACGTCGCTCTGGGGCATATATGCATACCCCTCTTTATAGTCCTCCTTGCTTAATAGCCTGCCATTAAACAATAAGTGCCTGCCGTATGAGTTGACCAACTTCCTGTGCTTGATGATCCGCTCGCGCACCCACGCCTGCCAGACCGCGATGTACGGACGCGACTCCATCACGCGCGCGATGATGTCCTCACACTCCTCGGGTGTCAGCACGACCTCGCCCTCGGTCTCCTTAATCAATACCTCTGAGAATCTAACCCCCTCCATGGCATAGTTACACGCATGGCGCCCGCGCTTCCCGACATTCTCCCGCTCCGCCTTGGTGACATCGGCCATCGCCTTCCCCAGCACCTCGGACGCCATCAGGCGATGCTGGTCGAGTGCGGACGGCGGGGTGCGTGCCAGCGTGAGCGCGCGGGGATCACCCGATGCCCCGTCGACCAGCCGACTCTCCGCCTGGCTGTAGTCCAACTCGCACAGCAGCATCCCGTCCGGCGCGCGGAACATCGAGCGGATCGAGCGCAACTGATTCTGCAAGTTGGTGCCGACCCCGGTCGGTGGCGTCTGTGCGCGTAAACGCCCCGTGGTCGTCAGCGGGCGATACAGCGACCGCATGCGCCCGTCGCGGTCGAGTCGCGTCGGTGCCGTGAACTGCGCTTTCTTCTCCTGGTGGCGAAACTGGAGGATCAGCCCGGCGACCGGCTCGGCCTTCTTCGGGGAGCGCAACTGCATTCGCCTGAGCGCCACCTCGTCCGCCGTCCGCTTGCCGCCGCGCGTGTACGGCTTGATCCCCTGCTCGTCGTAGAAGTAGCGCAGGATGGCTGGATTCGAGAGCCCACCCTTCGGCTGCTGCTTCGCGGTCGACGTCCGCCCCGACTTCAAGATGCGCGGCCCCGTCGTCAGCGGGAAGCCGGCCGCCGCCGTCATCGCGTGGCGCAGGCGCTCCAACGCGCTCGTCGCCTCCGCGTGGAGCCGCGCGCGCTCCGCCTCGTCCACCGGAAACCCCTCCAGCGACAGATCGAGCGCTGCCCACATCACCTGGCGGTAGTGCGCGCGATAGATCGCCCGCAGCCCGGCCTCCTCGATCCTCTTCAAGTAGATATTATGTAAGCCTACTGTGTGTCGCGCGTCCTTGCCGCAGTATTCGAGGAACTGCTGCCAGTGCGCCGTCTTGCGCTTGAGCCCCCCACGCGGCCCAATCTCCGTCTCCTTCGCCTCCTCCTTCCAGAACGTCGTCCGCAGGTCCCGGCTCGCGCAGTAGGCGAGCGTGTGGCGATCGCTCGGATCGAGGAGGTGATGCTCGGCGAGCGTGTCCCACCACCAGTTCGCCACTGTCAGCTTGTGCCAGCGCAGGAGATAGGTGTCGAAGAGGCCGTTGTGGAAAATCTTCGCGTGGTCGCTCGCACAGATGCGCGCCAACCAAAACCACCCCCACGTGATCGAGGTGCCCGCCGTGGGATCGACGAGTGGCACGACGAGGCTGCGGCGCGACGACTGACTCACGGCGAAGCAGAGCAGTTGTGGTCCCGCCGTCTCCAGGTCGATCGCGATCGGCGCGTCCGAGTCGTTTGCACGCTTGACCCACGCGGCGACGTCGGCCGCCGAGGTGGCGATCCGATCGACGCCGGGATCGACTGGCGGACACCCGGCCGCCACCTCCGCCGCGATCCGTCGCCAGTCGCCCTGCCAGGCGTCAAACCCGGGGTTCCCCCAGAGGAACGCGGCCGGGTGCGTGGTCGGGATCATCCGAACCACCTTCCCGCCAGCAGTCTTATACTCTAGTAAACTACCTCTATACTGACTTATCTTATGTGGCCACGCGATGCCCGCTGGCTTCCGCAGCCGCCACTGGCCAGCCCGCTTGCCATGAGTGAGGAGTGGTAGAGGATCGCCAAGGCACGTCGCCAGAGCCAGATTCCCCACTGGCACCAGGCAGACCGTCTGCGTCGCCGCCTCGATGAAGCGATCCAGACGGAGACGACAGTGACGCTGCCACCAGGCGACCGCGTTCGGGGTGAGGGACTCGATCCGATTGCCGTCGGGTCGTTCCTCGACGACGTTCTCCAGTCGCACCTCACGTCGGCGAATGCCAACCGGCGACCAGCCCTCCGCCTGCTGCAACTCGCCGGCCTGGCCAACGAAGGGCTCTTTCCAGTAGCACTCATCGCGTCCCGGCGCCTCGCCCAGCAGCAGGATCGCCGCCGTCGCGGGGCCACACCCGCGAACGACCTTCCGCGTGCGTTTGAACGGCGTGCGCATCCCACCCTCCGCGAACAAGGAGTGGCGGCAGCCGGCCTACCGCCACCACTTGTCTATCCATTTATCAAGTAACTGATCGGAGGGATGCAGTCAGTCGTCGTCGTCCCGGCGTCCCTTGCGGGCGCTGCGTGCCGGGCGCTCGTCCTCCTCCTCCTCGTCGTCGTCGTCGTCCTTCGCCTTCCCCTTCCGCGCCTTCGGCTCGTCGTCGTCGTCGTCGCCGCGTTTGCGCGCAGAGCGCGCCGGCCGGTCGTCGTCCTCGTCGTCGGCCCGGGCGGAGCGCGCCGTCTTCGGCTTGCCACGCGCCCCCCGGCCGTTCGCGAGCGCCTCCAGCTCCTCGCCGACGCCGACGAACGCCGAGTCGCCCTCCTCGTAGTACATGCCGATGCGATTCTGCTTCGACCCGTTGCGCCGGTCGACCTCGACGGTGACGGTGGCGAGGAACGGCTGCCCGGCCGCCGCCTCCATCCACTCCTCGTCGTCGTCGGAGTTGGCCACGCCCGCCACGCGCAGCAGCTTGAGCAAGCGCCCCGGCCCCTGCTCGGGCCGATTCCAGGTCTCGTCCTTCTTCGCCCGCTTGTCCTCCTTCGTCCCGATCGTGAACCACTCGCTGATCGTCCGCCCCTTGTACTCGGGCGGCTCCAGCACCCGGAACCGGCCTTGGTACGCGAGGCACCCGGGCGTCTGCGAGTTCTCGCCGGTCTCGCGCCGCTCCAACTCGTCAATCTCCAGCCGCGCCCCCATCGCCGGCATGGCGCCCTTCGCTTCGCCACCTTTCCAGAGCCCCGGAGTCTTCATAAACTGATACCTCCTGTCTCTCTAGTTACCTACTAGAGTCCCCGATTCACCCGGTTGATCGTTACGCGGCCTTCGCCTTCCGCTTGCCCGTGCCCGCCGCGTCGAGGGCGGCCTCGATCGCGCCCGCGACGAAGTCGCTGATGGACACGTTCGTCTCGACCGAGTGCAGCTTGAGCCGCTTCTGCAACTGCCTCGGGATGCGGGTCGCCAACTGGACGACCACCTCGCCGTCGTCGTTCTGAGTCGGACTGGCCTTGCGCTTCACTGCCATGATGTCACCTCCTCTCACCTGTTGATAGTAGAAACCCGCGTTGCTTGCAAGGCTATGTGTGCGCGTCATCGCGCCGCCGATTCGCCTTGTCCCAGTTCCGCCATACCGCCGCGTAGTCCTGCTCGCACGGATCGGGCGCCTCGATCTGCGACGTCGCACTCCAGCGCTCGTCACTCGACGTCTGGAGCCAGCCCGCCTTGTCGCCGGTCTTCCGGTCGCGGTCGATGTAGGAGCGCCAGATTTCCGGCCACTGACTGGCGAAACTTTCCATCAGCCGCCCGGGGAGAAAGGGCGCCCGCAGCACCGTCCCCTCGGCCTCAATCCGCTCCTTCGAGACGTGCAGCCCGACGCACACGTTGCACTGCAAGCCCGGCAATTGGATCAAGAGGACTTCTTCTAACACGTCGACTGCTCCACCGTACCATTTGCGCGGGTCCTTCCGGTCGGGCTCCAGGTCGTACTGGTACATCTTCCGCGCTTTGAGCGCCGACGACGTCACGGTCTCGAAGCAGAAGGTCGCACACTCCTTCTTCTCTATCTCTTTCGGTATCCTGTTTAGACGCTCCAGAAACATGCTGGCCGCCTGCGGTCGATCGACCAGCGGGTCGCTGTAGTATTCGATGCGCGCCGCCAGCCGGCCACCGGCGACGACCTCGCGAAACTCCAGCCCGCGCTTGTCGCGCTGCACATCACTCACCGTCCCCAGCTTCCAGTACGGGATGTCCTTCCCGATCGCGTCGAAGTGCGCGATCACGATCGGCTGCGGGAACGTCGCGAAGGTCGTCGACTTCCGCGACCCCGGCTCGCCGTAGATCGCGACGTGCAGGTCGGGTCGCTTCGGTTTGAGCCTGGTCAGCTTCTCCGCTGTCTCTGCCATCACTCGTCCTCCTCGTCGCCCTGCTGCTGCTCCACCACGTCGGCGATCCGTCTGAGCGCCTCGCCACTCTCCCAGAGCCGCTCATTCATCGCCTTCAACACGGCATAGTCGTCGTCGTCGAGTGCCATCACGCCTCCCGCAGCGGATTCCACGGCTCGTCGATGAACGTCGCGCGCAAGTTCGCCCGACTCACATTCCTCCCTAACTTACAAAAGTCCTTCATATCACAGAAGGTACACGAATCGTTGAACCTCCCTTCCATCGGGATGTCGACGATCGCCGCCATGCCGTCCTCCTGCGCCCGCAGGACGAGGCGCTCGTACTTCCGAATGAGTTGCTTCGCCGTCCACTTCCACGCCGCGCGCTCGGGATCGCTGCGGGTGACGTAGACGAAATGGCTCCCCGCGTGGCGGATCGAGCACTCCTGATAACTGACCTTGTGCTCCTTGCACGTCTGCTCGGAGCGATGCGGCTCGGGTATCTCCAGCACGGCCAGGACGACGCCCTGAAAGTCGAAGTCCTCCTGCTGGCGCGCGATCCAGTCCTGGCCGGTGAACTGACTCGACGTCTGCTGCTTGGCGATCCACCAGTCGCTCGCCTTGCGTGTCGTCTTCCAGTCGAGACTCCACTTCCCACCCGACTCCCAGCGCCGCACGATGCCGTCGAGCCGCGCGACGTAGAGCACCTCCCTCCCCGCCATCGGGAAGCGCGCCGAGATGGGCTTCTCGGTCGTCCGCTTCACCACCTTGAACGGCCACTTCCCGGCGTACCGCGTGAGGTACTGATGCAGGATCGCCTCGACCCACTCGGGCGCGAACCGGCGGTCGTCGGCCGGCAGGTCGCGTTGCTCGATGCGCTTCAGATACCGTGCAACGGCCGCCTCGTAGTCGTCGGCCATGATCCGAACCGACGCCTCAATGTCGTCCGTCTCCAGCCAGTGCGCGAGTCCGAGGTGGACGGCCGACCCAGCGGCTAACGCGAGCGACTCCCCCCGGGTCGCCAAGCCGCAGGCGTAGCGCGTAAACGCATACGTCGAGCACTTGGCGGTAGCAGATAGAATACTATTGTCGACGACCAGCACATCAGCATCACCCACCGTCGCACCTCGCCCGCCCCCGGGGAAATTGGTGAAGCGTGTGCTATAGACCTTCCCAGCGAGCGTGTCGAGACGCTAGCAGTTGTGCGTTTACACGTGGGCGACCACTATTAGTCGTCGTCTCGTTGAACGTCCAGAACTGGCGCAGGAACTTCGGCGGCGGACGACCCTCGTCCTCGCACGCTTTTCGGATGATGCGATTGTTCTCGGCCCGACTCGGGTCGCGGTCCATCGCTGCGTACCCGGCTACTCGCTCACGTGCCGGAGAATGCGTGCCAGGTCCTTCGTGATGTCGCTCTCCTGCTCCTTCAAGATGGTGAGGAGGCGCGAGCGCTGGATCGATACGAGCGGTGCGCCAACCGCCTCGCTGAACCAGACATCGATCAGCGGCTCCGCTCTCGCTTCGAGCGCGACGATCGCCGCGTGCAAACGACAGAGCCGCTCACTCTTCTCGTAGACGATCCGCTGCCAGTCTCCCATCACACCCTCCCGCGCTTGCCAGGTCGTCACTCCAACTCGCCCTCTAGCCCGTGCTCCTTGATCCAGTCGCGCAGCACCGTCAGGACGTCTGCCTCGGGGCACAGGTCGAGTGCTGTCTTCAAGAGCGCAATGCTCTGGGCGTCGGTCGCCTCGCCCAGGTCGATGCCCTCGCGATCCTGGTCCGGCCAGCTAATCATGGCTTGTGCGGGTCGGACCAGCCCAAGAACTTGAAGCATCGCCGCCCAAATACGGTCGTTGGAGAATAACCCCGATCGTCGCGGTAAGCATCGCTGACTGTCGCATACTCGATAAGCTCTATCGCTTTAGCGAGTCGCGCCTCTGTTTCTTTGAGCTTGTCGCGGAGTTCATTTATCTCGGCCGCTACTTGTGACTGTCGTATCCAACAATCGCTCATTGCTACTCTCCCAAGATTGCGCCACTCGGCTCGCAGGACATCGGCTCGTTGCTGGCGTCAAAGCAGACACCGTCTAAAAGTTTGGCGTGGCCCTTGAAGAAGAGGGCGCGCAACTGCGTCGCTGGCCAATCTGTACTATCATATCTATCTCCTTATATTGTTAGTGGTTAGTGTAGTGTCTCTTCATCCCGCTCGGGGACGTCCATGCCGAAGCGCCTCGCCATCGCCTGGTCGCCAACCAGGATAAAGAGGACGGGGATCAGCGTTCGCACCTCCTCCGACGCGAGCCTCCCCAGCGCCTCGATCCGGTCGTGCACCTCGCGCGCATGGCCGTCGCAGATGCTCGGCACCCCCTGCTTGGGGGCCGCCATCAGCCCCGCGTCCTTGACGACGGCGAAGAAGCGGTCGAGCACGGCCTCCACCTCGCCGAGGAGACGCGCCGTCCGCCGCATGGTCCGATAGACGCCATTCGACCGAACGACCCTCCCGGCATTCTGTGACGCCTGACAACTCTGGTTGGCAGCGCGCTGAGAGCCCTGGACAGCCCTCCGCCTGCGTACCCGAGTGCGTACCCTTGGCCGAGGCTCCCCGACGCGGCAGCCGGTCTCCTGGCGCCCACAGTGGCCCTTCCCGGTCACCTCGCCCTGGCACGGCTTGCACCGACACCCGCACCCGCCCGGTCCCACCTCGTCAGCCATCGGCCGCCTCCTCGTTTACACGCGGGAAGACCTCGCTCATGGGGACCGAGACCAGGCGCTCCTTCCGGCGTCGGCGGCGGTCCGAGGCGCGGAGATCGATCAGCCGGGGGACGACCCCGCGCCGGGCGATCAGCCGCAGCGCGAGCGTCCCCGTCCGGGTGCGAATCATCAGTTCGCTCTGCGTGCCGTCCCCGGTGACGTCCCGGAGCGTGACCGCCTCGACGTCGGTGACGAACATATCGGCGTGCGTGTGTCGTTGTCTCTTCATGCGGCCATCGTAAGCACAGCCATGCCATCGTAGCAGTCAAGGGGTGCTGAAATGGTAGCAGTTCCGGCTAGTTACCAACTTCTGGCTTACCTTGCGACTTGATTTGTTGCGCTATCCTGTTCAATGCTTCTGGAATAGCTTTCATCACTATGCGTAGCTCGTCTACTGTCAGCGCTGATAAGAACGATGCTGTGCCATCTTCTTTGATTATAAGTCCAAAGATGCCTACTACTCTATCAGTACCTACTTCTCGCTGGCTATCATGTAGTGCGCTCTTGAGGACCCGCACGACCGACCGGCGCTTCATGCCGGGCGTGTAGACGCGCTCGATGCTGTCGCCCATGGCTATGCCGCCGTCTCCCGCTGCTGCGTCCCCGTCCCCATCCTGCCGTACTTGGCGTTGCGGCGCCCCGACTTCTGAAAGAGGAGCCCCTTCGCCTTCAACCTGGTGAGCGTCGCGCGGTAGACGCTCTCTGTCCACTGCGTCCCCCCCTGCGTCCCCCGGAGCCGTCCGAGGAGTTCCTTGGTGTCGATGGTGCCGACCGCCGGCATCAGCGCGAGGAGCGTCGTCATGCGTGCCTCCCATGGCCCCTTCGCCGTGCCCTTGTCGATGCGTACCTTGCGTCCCGTGCGCTTCGGTGCGTGACGCCGCCAGCGCTCCCGCGCCCCCGCCCTGTCCTGCTCGACGCGGCCCAGCGCCGCCAGCACGCCGCTCCGGGGGCGCCCCGTCATGCGGTGCTTTCTCGGCCGGAACGCGCGCAGCAACGCCTTCAAGTGCCGCCGGCACAGATCGAGCGAGGGATCACGTGGTCGCGGCTTTCCGTTGACGAGGCTTCGACTGGTGACCGCCGGCACGACGGCCGTGCAGCAGTCGCAGGCGAGGGTGGTCACTTTCATGGCGTATCTCCTTCATCGTCCCGAGAATATCGAGGCGTGCCCCGTCCCGGTCGTGCTCTTTCAGATACTCTCTATATATATCTGTACGTTGATATGACCTGGCCTCGATGCCGCCCGTGCGTTTACTCCAGGTGTCGTAGCGCCAGGTATCGCACCGGCTACACCGCAGGACGACACGCCGGGCGTCGCTGGGCAAGACGACGATCGGCCCCACGATCACCCAGGCGTGCGTCCCGGTGCCGCGACAGAGCGCGCCGCCGGTCATCGCTCGGGATCGTGATCGGGATGCTCGGGATGCTCCCGCCCGGCATGCTCGACGCCATCGAACGCCGCCCAGAAGAGTGCCGCCTGAATCGCCATCAGGTAGACGGCTCCCCCGCCCTGCTTGATGTCGGGTGGCGCCGCTGCATAGGACCGCTCGTAGAGCCCGCGTTGGTCGTTTGCACGCACCAGCGTCGCGCACGGATCGCACGCCGCCCAGTGCGCGTCGGAGTTCAACTTCACCTCTTTCAGGTTCAGCGGGTTGGCGTCGGTCGCCTCGGGCATGACCGTCATCGTCATGTCCTTCGCGACGAAACACGTCCCGCCGACGGGACGCGAGCAGAAGTCACACTTCGCCTGCGTCGACTCGACGGTCGACAACGCGATCACCTCGCCGCCCTGCGTGATGGCAAACTCAGTCCGTGGCATCGTCGTCGCCCTCCAGGGTGAGCCGGTCGTCGGCCGGGATCGCCAGCAGCGCGGTCGCGAGGTGCGTCAGCGTCAGCGCCCCGGCGTTGTCGAGCAGTCCCACGGCCTCGATCAACTCGTTCTCGCGCTCGGCTCGGTTGGTGATGCCCCGCGCATTGTGCAGCGCGACGGCGTTCACCAGCACGCGCGCGACATTCGTGATGCGCTGCGAGGTGTGCACGGCGGCAAGCGCCGCTGCGGCCTCGGGCTTGGTCAGGTGTACGGTCGTTGTGTGTCCCACGTGAGTCTCCTCTTTCTTGCTCCCTGTTATTGGTTTGTCCTCGTAGAGCCCGGTCGCCCCGCAGCGCGTGCACTGCCCCGGCGCGGGCTCGTTCTCCTCGTCCCACTGCGGGTCCTGATACATCGGCGGCGCCCCACAGTACCCACACTCGTCCTCCTCGATCGGCCCCGCGTCGCCGTGCCCGTCCCGCCAGGGATACATGCTCGCCATCCGTCAGTCCCTCCTTGGCTAGAATATGGCCACGGTAGCACGTCTGTCAAGACGCGCGCCGGGGCGCCGGGTCGACCATGCGCGTGCCGGCGTGCCGCCGGACCCGCAGCTTCGCCTGCCACTCCTCGCGATGCTCGATCACCCAGGCGACCGTGCGTTTGAGCGAAAACGAGCGCGCGGTCCCCGTCACGTGATCGGGGGTAAAGCCCTGCCACTTCCGATCGCCCTGCTGCACGAAGCGCCACGTCTCCCCCTCGACGGTGCCGATCCAGCCGTCCTCGCCCTCGTCGCGCAGCTTGGTCAACCGCACGCCCTCGATGGTGCGTGTCCGCCAGCGCGGATCGGGTGCCTTCTCTGGTCCTTTATACGCCATGCGATCAGTCCTTTCTCTCTAGCCTACCACCATGCTGAATAGTAGACCTTATAGCCCTCTTTGATATAACGCCTGGCCTCCGCGATGAACGCCAGGTCGTCGTCGCGATCCTCGGGTTGCGACTCGCCGAAGAAGAAGCCCGTGGTGTGCGGCAATGCGTTTGCACGCACGTCGAGTTCGAGCGAGTCCAGGTCGTCCTCGGTGAGCCGCACCGCGTTCGAGGCATTCAGGCTGCCCTCATCCATGCTCTCGTCCTGCGCGCTCCCCCCTTTGAGGCGCCAGAGCGTCGACATCCAGCCGTGCAGATCGGGATGCTTCCGCCACTGGAAGAAGCGAATCGCGTCCGCCTCGCCGGGTGGCGTGCGCTCGTCCCACGGCGTGCGGACGCACGGGGTCATGCCGGGGAGCAGCACGGGCGACAAGCCCGTGGCCTCCGTCGGCATCTCGAAGTCGACGTCGCTCTCGACGCCGTCTTTCAGCAGCGGTGCCTTGGTTGCGTATGCGTACTGGTCGAGTCCCATCTTGTTCTCCTCTGTGTGCGTGTGTGCTTGACTGGTGTCATCCTAACCATGGTAGCATGCGTGTCAAGCCGTGTGCAGCCTGCGTACCGCCGCGCCGACGAGCACCAGCAGCGCCGCGCCCCAGACGAGCACGTCCGCCGGGCTCGCCTGCACGCCCGACGTCCCCGCGACGACGAGGAGGAGCGCCCCGACGCCGACGGTCGCCGCGATCGCCTGGCCAATCCACGGCCAGCGCTCCTTGGCCGCCGCGTACCCTCGGGACGTCCAGCGTACCCCGAAGCACACCGCGAGCAGGATCGCCCAGGCATACGGATTCGACGAGCCGACGGGGAACGCGAAGCACGCGAACACGAACAGCACGGCCGCGAACGGCACGACGACGACACCGACCGCGATTCTGAGGATGCCCTCGACGAGCCCCTGCGCCACGGCTGCCTGAATGCGTGCCTCGTCGTCGCGTGACGCCCGCGCATCGGTCCCTGTCGTCGCTGCTGCCAGCGCCACGCTCGCCTTCGTCCCGTTTCCCGGCGGCTTGCCACTCGCGATCATACCCGCACCCCGCTCTCCCGCGCCCACTGATAGAGGCTCTCGTCGTTCGCGATCCACTGCGCGCGCTCGCGATCGTTCAAACGCGGTCGGTGCGGTGCGAGCACGCGATAGATCGCGTTGTCCAACTCCTCTCTATTTGCCTGTATAAACTTCTTCATCGTCATGCGTGTCATGCCTGCCACCTCCCGTCCTTCCAGGTGTAGCCCCACTCGGCCATCTCTGCGTTCTCTGGGTCGTCGCACCGGCATGTCCCATCCTCGCGATAGTGGTCCGCGACGAGGATCGCGTGCGGGCACGCCAGCAGATCGCGCTGGTTGATGTCGCGCACGTTCGTTTCGGTGCCGTCTGGGTTGAGCGTCGAAAATCGTGTCATCGGTCGTCCTCCTCGCGTGGCGCATCGCATGCCGCCAGGAATCGGCCCCCGTCGAAATTTGGGCCAAACTGGTTGAAGAGATAGTAGAAGCCGTCGCGTACTGCCTGCGCCTCGGTATACGACAGCGGCAACCCCGCTGGCGTCTTGCCCGCGCGCACGTAGGCCGCCGCCCACTCGAAGTGCTTCTTGCTCACGTTCGTCGTCCTCGTCGTTTGTTTCGGGCTGCGTTTGCACGCGCCTCTGCCTGCTGACACTCCGACCGCCCGCACGTCACCCACCCCGTGCGTCTGGGTCGATGACACTGCCGGCACATCCCGCCTTGTGGTACCGGCACGGGACAGCACGCGGCGTGCCCCCAGGGGAGCGCGTGCGAGTAGCAGAGCGCCAGGTGATTCATTCTAGTCGTCCTCCTCGATCGGCTCGTCATGCCAGTAATTCGGATCGCTCAAGACGTCGGGCCGGTAGCGGCTCAGCTTCTCGCGCTCGCAGCGTGAGCAAGTGAACGTCAGAAAGATGCCGCGCGCGTCGACTTGCTCCTCGCGTGGCAGTCCACTGCCGCATGGGCATGGTGTCATCGGTCCTCCTCGGGCAGCAGGCGCAGCGTGACGATGTCGCGCAGGAGCCACGTCGTGGCGTCCTCTGCCTGACGTAGGATCGAGTCCCGCGTCTTCGGGCCGTCGGTCCTCGCCGCCTCGTCGAGAGTGGCCTTGATGCCATTGAGCCGTACGCGCGCCATCAGCTCGGCGTGCTCGCGCCTCGTCTTCGTTCGCTTCGTCGTTGTCATGTCACCAACCTAACCATGGTAGCAGGGGAGTCAAGATCGACCCCCCTGCCGCGCCCTGGCCTAGGCCGCCCTCCTCTCCGCGTTTGCACGCTCGAACGCCTTCCCGCATCGCTCGCACGTCGCCCGGAAGTCGTCGCTGGCCACCCGCGCGATGACGCCGCACGGGCACTGCCACTTCCGCAGCCGCGACCCGCTGCCAACGCCACGCGAGCGTCCGCCGCGCGTCCCGTACCCCAGCGAGCACGGCCGAGGCTTCACCGCGACGAGCCCTCCCGGCCCGACGAGCCCGAACGCCGGCATGCCGTCTGCCACTGCGAGTTGGGCGATACGCTCGCGGATCGCCGGGTCAAACCCGGCCATCAGGTAGCGGTGTCCCGCCGCCTTCGCCTTTCGGAGCCCCAGCCGCTCGCACGCCTGTTTCCACTCCTTGCCGTGTCCTGCCTTATGTCCTGCCAGGCAGTGCGCGAGTTCGTGAATCGTGGTCCCGGCCAACTGGGTCGGGCTCTCCTCGCCGGCCGCGCACACCTCGATGAAGTCGTCGGTGCCGCCGTTCTGCCAGGTGCCGAACACGGTCACCCCGCGCAGCCCCGGCATGCCCAGCCCGTACACCAGCTTCGCCTTCTCCAGCTTCCGCCGCTCGGGCGACCCGACCGGGAGCCGGCTGGTCGCGAGATCGCGCACGGCGTGCACGAAGCCCTCATGGCTGTGCCCGTCGTCGCTGTACCCTGCTGCCTGCTGCGCCTTCGCCAGCTTGGCGACCTGCGCGAACAGGTCCGTGAAACTCACTCGTTGCATCGCTAGTCCCTCCATGGCAGCGAGTTTAACCATGGTAGCATCGAAGTCAAGCCCTGGGCAGCCTGGGAGCGCCCAGTGGAAAGCCTTGGCCATGTTCCAGGCCGATGCGCGCGCGCAAACCCTTGCGGCACAAGCCTGAGCGCGTGCGTGGTCGCCTTTTTCCACTTTCCACCCCCTGTAAATGCGCGTGTGCCGCCGGTTTTCCGGCTTTTCCGGTGGAAACGGGGTGGAAAGGGGGAAAAGTCTGGGGAACTACTACAGGGCTCAACTGGCGCGTTCTCGACTGTGTGTGAGTGTGTGTGAGTGTGTGTGTGAGTGTGTGTGTGTGTGAGTGTGTGTGTGTAGAAGAAAAGGCGAAGATTCGAGCATAGGGCATATTTCGCGAGTGAAGCCGCGTCCTTACGTTTTCCACCTCCAAGGTGGAAAAGGTGGAAAACGGCGGCCGGGTGCGGCCCCAAGTCTACGGATTCTAGCAATCTACCCATAGAAGCGCGCGCACACACGCATCTACGGGGGTGGAAAAGCGGAAACGCGAGACAGGGTGGTCGCAAGCGCTTCTCGCGCAACGGTTTGCGCTTCGTGGGTGCCTTTGGATACCTGCGTACCTTTCCACGGGGCGCGTACCGGGGTGCGTACCGTTTGCGTACCCTCGGCGTCCCGGCTCCGCGAGGGCGCGGCCCGCGCCCCGCGAGCGCCGCGAAGCCAGCGAATCGGCTCGGATCGGCTAGAAATGATAGCCAGTTGGTAGAAATGTTGCAATAATTGATAGCTAGCATGTAAAACTTGCTAGAAATGCTAGCCAACTAGCAGAAATGCTGATAATCCATGCCTGAGCAGAGCGCAAGTCGGCTGGCACGGCCCTTGCTGGCGCTGCTAGCAAAATATTTTTCGCCGCCTGGCAGAAAAGGGTTGACTCGCTACCATGGCCATGGTCTACTGCTCTCACCGTCGGATGACGGTAGAAAGTAGGGACTAGCGATGAGAAAAGCACTCCGACTCCTGATCGAAGCAAGCACGGAAGGACTAGTCTACGATATCGTCTGCCACGCCTTCGCGGCGCTGGTCGCATGGCACGTGATTACCGGCGCTCCCGCGTCGGTCGTCGCCGCGCTCGGCACGCACCTCGATACCGCAGCAGCAGCGGTCAGCGCCAACGTCGACAAGGGGGAGTGAGCGATGTTTGTCGTGGTCTATCTCTGGCAGGGCGAGCGTCACACGCATTCGCGCACGTTCGACACGCATCGCGAGGCTCTCTGCCTCGCCCAGACCATGCAGGCCGAGGGCTGGCAAGCATGGGTAGAGCGCCGCTAATGGCACCGCGCGACCCCTGGAAAACCGTGGGCAACGTCTTGACGATTGTCTGGACGGTGCTTTGCATCTTCTCGTTCCTGGCCAGCGGCATCCTGACCAGCCTTCTTAGCTAGGAGTCTATCATGGTGAACGACGTCTCGAAAGCCATCATCGCAATCGGCATCGCCATCGGCGGGATCGTGCACGTGCTCTCCCCCGTGCTGCATGCCGTGTTGAGGTAGCCATGGGTCGCGCACTCGCACTCGCTACCGTCATCATGTGGCTACTACTCTGGTAGCCAGCTAGCAGGTCTGGCGCTGGCGCACGGTCGATCGTGCGCCGGTGCCCGGCCCTAGCAGGAATGCACGAACTATCAAGCTATCAGGCAGCGGTGCAAGGACTTAGATAGCTAGCATCCTACCCCTATAGGGGGTGCTATAGCAGCAGACAGTGAAAATGCTATATAGCCCCCTATGGCCCCCTGCACCCCGCCGCGTCCTCGCGGCGGATATCTTCTCTGCCGCGCGCGCACCTCTCGACAAACCAGGCAGACAGGAGCTTGCTACTATGGTTAGGTGGTAGAGCGCAGTTGACAAGTTACGCATCTTCGACTAGCCCCTCGCCATGGCTACGACGGCAGGCATCGTCACCATCGACCCCGACGTCGTCCTCGTCCCCTGCGGCCCCGGGAGGTAGCCATGGCTGCCAAGGACGATCTCGACACGCGCTTCACCGCACACCTCCTCGATGGCGCGCAGCAGGAGCGCTGCCAGGAGATTCGAGCGCGCGCCGGGGACCTGGCGCATCTGATCGTGGACACCACGCCGGAGAGTCGTGAGCAGTCACGTGCGCTGACCAAGCTGGAGGAGGTGGTGTTCTGGGCGAGTGCCGCGATCGCCAGGCGGGAGCACTGAGGCGCATGCTGGTCGATGAACTCCGTCGCCGGCTCGGACGCGAGTCCACTGCCGCAGAGTATATCGAGGCGCAAGAGCGCGAGCGGTGGCAGCACGACCATCCCGACCCAGTCACGGCCACCCCAGCGACCTACCCCTCCCGCAGAGCCATCGACGCCGTCGCGGAGATGCTCGTCGCCCTCGCGCGCGCGCCAGAGTCGGAGCAACTCGACGTGCTCGCGGACGTCGTCAAGACATGGCTCGAACGTGACTCGCGCTGGGCAAGCGAAGGGCGGCGCAGACTGTGGGCAGCAGCGCGAGGAGGATGACGATGGCACACCCAGCGACCATGCCCCAGCGCATCGACCAGGACGGGCTCGATCGGCGCTGGCTCGGCATCCCCCCACGCAGCGACGACAGCGTCGCCGTCCCGCACGTCAGGTCGCTCCTCGGCGCCATCGACCGGATGCACCTCGGCACACCCACGATCGCCGTCGAGCGCTGGTCCGCTGCCGTCAATCCCTGGTGGCTCGACACGCCCGGGCGGCGCTGGATGCTCTGGTCGATGCTGCACCTTGCTAACATTATAGCAACGCACGGCATCATCACCCCTGGCGCGCAGAAGGAGCAGGGGGTGGGCTGATGCCGCGCCCCGTCGCCGCGCAGTCAAGGGGACAGAAGTGTCCGTGTCAGGCGGGAGTTCTGGCCCCGCCGGGCGTGCAGGAGTAGCAGGACGGGGAGGAGCAGGACGGGGGAGCGGTCACATGGCTCGCACGACGACAGCAGCAGACGACGTCCTCACCCCGCCGGGCGCCGAGGAGGAGTGAGGGGGGGCATCGACGCATGGCTCGCACGACGAAGAAGCGCACCATCCGACGCCCGTCTGGCACGATCCAGCGCAAACCGAGACGCCCACCCAAGCCCGCCACGCTCCCCGACCTGGCCCCCTGCTACTTCTGCAAGCGCGACGTCCTCCGCCCCGAGTTCGAGTGTGCCGGATGCGGCGAGGTCGTCTGCGACGACTGCGACGAACTCGCTCCCTGGGGCGCGCACGATCCCTTCGAGCACACTGCCGCCGGTTCGGATCGCGACGCCGATGCGTGAGCGCAGTGATATCAAGCGAGCC